CTGCTCCACGAGCGGGTGGATCGCGCTGTATGCCGTGTTGTCATACGCCTTGATCTGGGCCTTGATGGCCGGATCGGCGATGGGCGAGGTTATGTAGACCGTGGCGGCGACTTCCGTCTGATCGAGCGCAGCCGAAGCGGCATACAGGATCTCGGTCGGAGAGGGGCCTGACCCGTTGCTGGCGCAGCCGGCGAGAAGGGCGCAGGCGAAGATGATAACCTTTTCGTTACGCATGATGGATGGTTCCTTTACGATGCGGGGGTGGGATTGACGGGCTGAGCTGGAGCGCTGGCCTGGCTGGCCTTGGAAGATCCCCATAGCCAGCCGGTGAGCACACCCAATGCCGTGATCGGCGCCCCCACAACCAAAGTGAGCAGCGTCAATTCGACAGGATCGACTTTGGTCCCCAGTAGGACGACCAAGAAGACGAGGATGATCACCAGCGCGACGAGCGCAAGGACGCCCTTTGCGATGACGGCGACCAACGGTTCGTAGCTCGCCACAGCAGCGGTGATCTGAGGTGTTGCGGGCTGTACGCCCGAGATGTCGGTCATCGGATTAGCCTTTCGCTAGCATGGGAATTGGGGTAGAATCTGCGTCGGTACGGCTGGGACGCACGATGTCCGGTGAGAGTCCGAAAGGTGCTGCGAGCGTCGCAGAGTGAGTTGAGCCGGGTGCCGTACCATTTTTCCCCGCTCTGCTTCGGCATCGGGCATAGATGATGCGGATGGGAGAAAGCTCCTCCCAACTAGAGCCGGTAAGGTCCGGTGCTGTCTGCGCCCATACGTTAGGTTTGAGGCGAGCTTGCAAGCCCAGCGGCGATAAAACCAGTGCCGGAGGTAGCGACCGGCCCGCATCACATTCCCACCCCGAACAGCTTCTTCGCCCCTACAACCGCTATCACCCAGACAACAACGATAGCTGTGAAGGCTAGGGCATAGATGCGGTTCTCAGGCATCACACCTCCAGCGCCAGCCGAGCGGCATACTGATAGAGGTCATCGGTATACCAGGGCGTATGGGTGGCTTCGTCGCGGAACCCGACCTCCTGCCGGTTGCAGCACTTTCCCCAGTTCACCAACTTGGCGACGGTATCGAGTTCGATCAGGTCTTTCCGGCCAAGCGGCAGCCATTCCGACATGTGGTCGATGTATTGCTCGGTATCATTCTGGTTAGGCGGCGCGAATTCGTAGAAGAACTTCTCCAGCGTATTGAACTTATGGACGTAGACCTTCGTGTGGGCGTCCTTCATCCCGGCTCGTAGGCCGTGGAGGGCGGAATCGAAGCCCAATAGCCCGTGACCCGACGCCGGGCGGATCTGACCCATCCAATTGATGTGCGGGTCGTACATCAGATCGAAGGGGTTATTGAGTGTGACGCCTGGCGGGATCGCGGTCATTTCCCGTGCCCCCAAATCAGAAACGCAAGCGTGGCTGCTGAGAGGGCAATCGGGGAAACCTTGATCAGAAAACCGACGAACCCGCGTTCGCCGTCCGATTTTCCCTGCCCCACGGCCACCCGCTGCGATAACTCAGACAGCCCGGCAGCGAGCTTCTGAAGCGTATCGGTGTTGGTCTTATGGTTGTCGGCGTTCTGCTTGGCGACGAGGTCTATGGCCCCTTTCGCATCGGTGCTGAGTTGCTTGATGTCGCCCTTGATTTCGGTCAACTCGGCCCGGACATTTGCGAACTGCAAGGCATCCATATCCTTGTGCCCGGCCAGGTCGCCCTTAAGCTCGGACACGACCTCTAGGGAGCGCGTATTGATCCGCGCTTGCGGTGTCTTGGACTCAGCCACGGGCTTGGCTCTCGCTGGCATCGCCTAGCATCGATTCGGGTTGCGATTCACGGTCATTGGGTGTGATGCTCCAAAGCCTCGCGAGGCCGGCGGGTTTCAGCTTTGCTGGACGCATTTACAGACAGTTCCTTTGTCTGGAGTGCGGATGAAGGGCGCTACGAACGCCCAGATTCACCCGCTGACCTGTGGTAGTATAATACCACGGAGAATCAAGCAGTGGTAGAACTTTGCTACCTATCGATACTATTTATGGGAGGTGGAGCGCGGGCGGGGGAACAAAAAAGCCGCCCGAAGGCGGCTCGATCTGGACGAGGCCAAGGCCATCCCCACGGCCCTACGCCTCAGCGGCCTCTCTCCAGATTTCAGCGGTCTTCGTGAAGACATCCAGCCAGCCATCGAGGAATAGTTCACTGACAGGTGTGGCGCTGAATTTGGCGATATAGCCAACGATCAGACCGTCTGAAATTTGCTGGATAGAGCCGGATGGGTGATCAGCGTTAGCTGGCCTGAGATATAACAGCCGATTGTTTCCGAGTTTGAGCATCACGGTCTTGAGGTAGACGATGCCAACCAGGTCCAGAGCATCGTCATACGAGCGATAGACGAAAATCTTGTCGCTGGATTGCAGGTCGCGAAGCAGCTTTTGACGAAGAAAGCCGATGCGCTTTATCGCGCCGGATCGGACGGTTTCGATATCGACATTCTCGGCGCGGAGGAAGGTCAGCATGTCCATGCTGAATTCCTTGTCCTTCGTCTTGTACTCTCCTGCCGGCGTCACATAGACTTCGGTCTGCTCTGGCGTTCCCACCCCGGCGAGCTTTGCTTGAAACGCCCGGATCAATTCACGGGGCGGTGTGCTGGTCCAGCGGAGCAAGCCTATCGGCTCGGCTCCGTAGTGACGCTGAACTAGACCGATCTCGCAGCCGGGATGGTCTCCGCCCAAACTCTCGAAGCGCATCATGAGGTTCTTGCCGGATAGCCTCTCGACCTCCTCCAGTCGATCCGAGCTTTGCGCCAAGCCACGCCTAAGACCGCCGATGAACCAATCAAATTCCTGATGCGACGGCATGTCCTGCATCACTTTCATGCAGGCGATGGCAAGGTCCCATTCATGGAAGTGAAGCGCGCCCCATCCAGCATCGACAATGGATCGTAGATCCCACTCCCTCGGGGTGGCGAGCGACTCAGTCAGGACGCGAGCGAATTCGGTCTTACGGTTCGTTTTCCAATAGGCGTGAAGGTGACGGCCCTCTACCGCTGTCTGCGGTGCTGGCGGGGTGGTAGACTTGGCCTGTTCAAAGAAGGCATCCGCCTCATCGTATTGGCCGAGTCTTATCAAGCAGGCCCCGAGGCTGGTATATCCCCACCAATGCCTAGCCTCGGTCTCGTCAAAATAACGCCGCCAGTATCGAGCGGATTCACTCCAATTTCCGAGGCTTTCTTCAAACTGAGCCAGATCCACTAAAACGGCATATTTCGGGAAGTGGCCTTCGGCAGCGATCAGGAGTTCCCTTGCTCCACTATCGTCACCGACTTTGCGGAATTCGGAGACTGCCGTACGAAGCGCCCCAAGATCGCCCGAGGCAAGCACGGGATGTTCGCTGACCAACTATCGCTCCCAACCATTCTATTTTGAGAGGCGGAGTTTCGATTGTGGTTTTCCTTTCGTCAAGATGCAGGGCGCTCTAGTAGGCCATGCACTTGACGTTGATAACGTCACCCCCTGCCCACGCGGTGGCTACTGACAGATTGCTGTAGTTCGTCAGAACTACGGTTGTCGCCGAGCCGCCAGTTTGCTTGGTCAAAAAAACCGACGTGGAGGTCGTCGTTATGTCGTTGGCGGTGCAGTCCCAACCGGTGGGCGCGGTGGGCATGGTGAGGGTGCCGGTCGAACCGGGCGTGGTGCTCCCCACAGTTACGCTGAAATGGAAGGTTCCGCCCGGCGTCGAGATCGTGCTTCCCGAGGCAGCAAACCCGCTGGCGATAGATGGGGCGTTGCCGGACGAATAGCCGAGGATAGCGTTCTCGATATTGATTTCACCGCTGGTCCCTCCGGCAACCACGTCAACGGTCATGTTGCCGCTCCCAATCAGGATGTCTCCGGTCCCGTTTGTCAGGGTCGCGTTGCCCACGAAGGACGATCCACCCCCGATGATCGTGTCGTTGCTGGCGGTTGTCATCGCGCCGCCGGTATTCGACCCGAGGGCGGTGATGCCGCGAAATGACGGAGTGCCCGAGCCAGAACCGCGTCCGGCATTATAGCCGATCGCCGTCATGGCGTTCGAAGTGTTGGTGTTGTTGTTGTGCTGGCAGGAATTCTGACCGACGCAGGTCCACTGCCAAATCGCGCCGGTGGTGTCCGATGCTGCACCGGACCCGATGAGCGTAGAGACATTGACGTTGGGCGAATGACGGGCGGTCGTGTCGCCGACGAGGGTGTTGTTGCTGCCGCTTGCGCTTGTAAGCAGAACGCCGGCGCCCCCAATATAGACGTTAAATGAGCCGTTCGACTGTCCGCCAGCTTGCCACCCAAGGCAGGTATTTTCGTTACCGGTAGTGACGCCGTTGCAGGCGAGGTAGCCGACGCCGGTGAACTCATTCCCGGTCGTGAGGGCCGCACCCGCACCGAAACCGTAGTTGGTCGTATTGCTGGTATCTGAAGCATTCGGCATGAAGCGGGGCGGCAAGGTCCATTGCAGCGTAAAGGTCGCGCCAGTTCCTGACCCGGAAGTCGATCCTTGGGCGACCGGGCCAAGCGGTGGGATCGTACAGTCGCCTTGCGTCTGCACCAAGTATTTAGTGATCTGGCCGCCGGAAACCGTCAGGACCGCGAGTGTTGGTTCAGAGGCGCAGGTGCCCCCTGTAAGCGTGATCGTGTCTCCCGCTGCGTAGCCTGACCCTGCTGCGGTCGGAGTCCCCCCCGAATCCCACGAGGCACCCCAATGCTCAAGCGCACCATTGATCTGATAGCTTTGCGAATTCGTGTTGACGAAGGTCGCATTTCGCGACGAATCGACAATCGCCGTACCGTTGACGCGGAAGGGGTTTGTGCCGGTGCCGTTGAAAAAAGCCGCTGTAATTCCCCCGGACGAACTGGTGCTGGTATTGGCATACCAGTTCCCGTCAGACCCAATCGCCAAACTAGCGCCCTGGCCTTGTGCCAGAGTAATCGTCGCAGCGCCGTTGATGGTGGGCAGGGTCCCGCTCGAAGAGACGAGGGGGGTTAAGGTCAGTGTTCCCGCGCCCTCATTCCAGAATGAAACAGGAAAATTCTTGCCGAAGTTTCCGCCAGTCCCCGGTGCCGGAATGTTAACAACCCCTGGCGATGCCGAGTTGAAAACCTTCAGCAAGCAGACATCGTTGAAAGTCATCGTATAGGGCAACGATGTAATGGGGGCGCTTGCCTGCCCAAGTGCGTTCGGCGTTCCGGGGCAAGTCGGCGTTGAAAGCTGGGCTTGCGCCGAATGGATGGCAATCGCCGGCAGTATAAACGCTGCGAGCGCGCACAATACGATGTTAATACGCATGGATTTTCTCCGAGAGCCGAACCTAATCATTTGTAGTCAATATCGACAATGTATTCTGATGCTGTCGGCGCGCCGGTATCGTTGTCGGCGATTCCGGTTGTGACGCAGAGGGTGATGGCGGTCCCGAGTGAAATGCCGTTCAGATCGGAAAAGACCAGCGCAGTCGCAGACGCCGGGATCATGAATCGAGCGACAGGAGTTCCGCTTCCGCACGTCGTGTCCCCCTGCGCCGCGTTGTAAATTTTGATGTAGGCGAGGGTCGTGCTGTTGTTCGCCGCATGAATGGCGTAGATCTGTCCAGCCGACGTCTTCACCGCGACGGAGGTCGTGTTGTTTGGGACAATTTCCGAAAACACCGATGTACCGACGCAGGGAACCCAGGCATAAGCCCCTGTCGATGTCGTGGTTGTTGCGCAGAACATATCGGCCTCAGTCGCGTGCGCGCTTCGCAACGACAGGGCGAGGAAAACGAAGACAGCAAGAGCAAACAGCCTCGACATAATCACTCCTTAACAGTTTTTTCCTGTTAAATTATTCCATTTCCTGGGGAGGGGATAAGTCACTTCTGCTTTCCCCGAATCACATGAAGGGCGAGGATGAACAGGGCATACATGCCCAGCCCGACGAGGGTTTTGACGCTCGGATCGGATGGCGAAACGAGCCAGAGCCACCACACCGACCCAACGGTCAGAAGGGTGAAGATCGCCGTCGCGAATGCTCCAAGCTTTTGACTGAGAGCCGCAAGCACGATCTGCAATCCGACGCTTGCCTCGCGCGGCGCGGAGGGATGCTGGATGACCCGCTCGGAGTCCGGAACAGGCTGAAAACCGCTCATGATACTGCCCTTATCTTGTCGTGGAACTTGCTGAAATTGGCCGCGTCCTTGTCGTCTTCAGGCTTCTTGACCTTCGCGTTACCGAGGCTGTAGGCCGTCAGCGCCTTGAAGGCATCGACGCGGGTTTCGAGATCGAGATCGGCAGCCATCGCCTCGCGCGCGATGAGGTCCGCGAGCTGGCTCAGCGTGGAGTCGAATTTCTTGCTCATTTGGCCTGCTCTCCGAGCCCGTAGAGGATTTGCGTGGCATCAGGTGGAGCGCCCATGCCGATCTGCTGGAGCAAGTCCTGGACACGCTTCATCTGCATGTCGTCTGCCAGCGACCGGGAGGCGGCTGAGCCGAAATGTCCGATGGTTTCGCCGGCCACTAGCCCCGGAAGGCCAAACTGCGATGCCCCGACCGCACCCGCAGCATAGGTCGTCAAGCGACTCCCGAAGGCGCGGAACAGGTCCGTAACGCCACCCGTTTTGGCGGCACGCTCAAGAGCCTTGATCTCCTCCTTCGAACAGCCGCGATTCTTCTTCGCGTTCGCCAGGATCGACCGGAACCCCGCCCGGCGCGCGGAGATCGGCTGGTCCATGTATTCGGACCGCTTCACGATGTTCTCGATGTCACGCAGCTTTGCGGCCTGCGACCAAGTTTGACGGCCCTTTTTCAGCGCCTCAAATCCGGTCTTGTCGCCGATAATGTCGCCCTCTCCCGCCTCCATGATGGAGTTACGGAACTTGGATTGGATTTCGCGAAGGTCATTCCCCTCGGCATCCAGCCCGGCAACTGTGTAATGCTGGCTGATCTTGCGGCCCAACTCTTCGTCTATACCCTGGGCTTCGGCGAGCGTCAGGGGCTTGCCGGCCATCTGCTGCCTCATGGCGGCAACGATGCGGGTGGGCTCGTCTTCGCCGAAGATTTGGCTTACCAGTTTTTCGCGGGCGACCGGCTCCCCGACATGGCCGAGCATTTTATCGACGTATTGGGGCGATAGATCGCCGCCTACTGTCTTCGCTTGGCCGTAGTATTGGGCGGCCACCTTCTTCATATCTTCAGCGGACGTGATCGCCGGGGGCTTCGGCTCGGGGCGAATGACCTTCGCCATCCTCTCCCCGGCATCAATCGGCTTCATCGCGGCCGACTTTGCCATATCGGCGATTTCCGGGGCCTTTTGAACCGCAGCCTTTCCCACGGAACTGGCAGGCAGTGCGCCGATGACATCGAGCCCGGCCATGCCCTTCTGTTCGGGCGTCAAATAGCGCTTGCCCTCGGCGGTCTGCAAAAGAGCATCAGCCGAACGGAATGGGGCGCGAATGATCTCTGGAGCCGCCCACTCTGTTTTCCCGGTTCGTTTGTCCTGTGCGAACGGCAGTATTGCCCCGTACTCCTTGTTCGGATCGTCCGAGAACAGGAGAGAGGTGTCCTTCTGCGGCCCCGGAGCCGCCGGCTGTCCTACCAGGCCGCGCTTCTGCGCTGCCTCATAGGCAGCCGTCATGTCGGGCGGCAGGATTCCCCGCTTGTAAGCCTCGGCAAGCGCCGCAGCGCGGTCGTCGGCCATTATTTGATCCCCAGCTTCTTGAGCAGTTCGTCGTCGCTCATTTTGGAGGGGTCATCGGACGTGGGGGCGTTCTTGCTGGTCCCGGACAGCTCGGGAACCTTGGTCGCCTCAACCGCCGCCCTGTGGGCCGCCTCGGCCTCTTTCAGGAACGCCGACACGCCAGCCTTGAACGCCTCGGGTCCATCAGCCGTAAGAATCAGGCTGCACGCCTCTTCGCGCTTGGCGGCGTCCGTCCCGCCACGCGCCGCGAGTTGGTCGTACGCATTCAGGAGCGAGTTGACGTAGATTTTCAGCGTCTTGAGGTTCGGGTCCGAGATAGCTGTATCCGCAGACTGCACGAGGCGGTTTATCGTCACCCAATTGCCGCGCGGAACCTTGTCGGATGCGTCCAACACCAAAGGGGCGAACTGCTGGATTTCGTTCTGCGCGACCTCAACCTTGCCGGCCACGCCAGCGGCGACCTGTGTTTCTTTTTTCTGGGCGCCAAACTCGATCTGCCCGGTCTTCACCAAGTCCGCGATCTCGTCAGCCGACTTGTCGGGATTGCGCTCCAGAAGTCCCTGGTAGAGACTGGCCTGCTGGGCTCGGGACCGCATTCCGGCGGGCAGGGAAACGCCGCGCTCCGCAAGCGCTGCCGCAAGCTCGCCCATCTGGGGGGTAAACGTCTTGGTGTCCCCCTTGGCCGACCCCATCACCTGAGCAATGGCGTCGGTGCGGGACATCCCTCGGCTCACAAGCTCACTGACGGCAGCCGCCTCCTGCTCGGACATTGTGTTTCCGCCACCGCCGCGCTTCGCCTCGGCCTCCATCCGTGCGGCAGCGATGTTCGCGGCCTGCTTGACCTCAATCGGCACGTCTTTCGAGCCGGGATGCGCCTGCTGCCAGGCTTTTCCTTCCGGGGTGTCCCGCCATTTCTGGATAGCGGCCTGGACGTTCGTCATATGCTCGCCGAACGCCTCCAGTTCCGGCTTCAGAGCCGCCCATCCTCTGGCCGATGCGTCCCGCGAGTTCTGGATCTCCGATATCTTCGCCATATCGTCCAATTCCAGGTGCGTCCGCATCAATGCGTCGTCGTATTTGACGCTATCGGCGAGCAGCTTGGCCTTGGCGGCATTCATGTCGTGGTCCGCCAGCTTCATGGCGTCTTCGTAGTCGTCCCGCTGGGCTCTATGACGCTCCAGCGCGAGGTTCATGTTCTCTTTCCATGCCTCGTAAGCCTTCTTGTAGGCTTCTTCATCGTTGGCCTTGACGGCATTGATCGCCGCCGCCATCCCGTTCATCGCGTTGATAGCAGGAGTGCGGGTAAAGGCGCTGGCCGCGATGGCAAAGATCGATCCAAGCGAACCGAAGGTCTGAAGCGGGTTGGTCTGTTGCTCCTGAAGCTCCTTCTGGGCGTCCCACGGCTTCAACCTCTCCCCGATGGGCTCGATCCCCGAATAGGCGTCCTTGACGCGCTTGCTGTCCTTCGAGGCGGCATCGGACATATCCCTCATATCCGCCTGGATTACGGGGTCCTTTGCCTTTGCCGCGAGGATGTCCTGATCCTGCTTGGCGATATCGACCAGCCCCGCCAAGGGGTTCTTCCCGTTGGCGAGCGAAACGGTTTGGGAGAGGTCGAAACCGTCCGGCATTATCCGATCCTGATAACCGGAGTCCCGGACAAGGCCGTGGCGAGATTACCGATGGCCTGCCCGGTAAGGGCGGACTGCTGCTGATCGAAGTTCATCAACTCGGCATAAATCTGAGCGGACGTATTGGTCGCATCCAGGCCCTGTTGCAGGAGCTTGTCGGCGATGGTGAACTGTTCGACCGCCGCCTGCTGAGTAATGTTGTTCAGGTCCTGGACTTCCGCGCTGGAGCCGCTCATTCCCGCCGATGCGTATTTCGATCTGACCGCTGCCTGAGCAGCTTTTGTTGCCTGGTCGATGCTGGCCTGTGCGCCAGGCGGAAGCTTTCCGCTTTGCAGATAGGATGAAAGCTGCTGTCCCTGCGACTGCAACGAGCCCGCCAACTGACCAAGCTGGTCCTGCCCTGGAACCGACTGGCTCCCGGCCAAGGAGTACAAAAGCCCACCACCGGCAATGAGCGGGCCGGCATTTGCGCCGAGAGCCTTGACGATATTCCCGGCGGTGGGTTTGTCCCAGGCGGTTTGAATGGTGTTTCCGCCCTCGGGCAAGGTTGGGATGTCTCCAATCGGCTGGAGCTGGGTGGTGGGTTGCACACTCAACCCGCTCGGGCCGACCGGGGCTGCTCCGCTCACGCCCGCGCCGCCCGCAGACGGCAGCGGTCCCGTGATCGCGCTGGTATCCAGTCCGGCAGTCAACGAAGCGCCTTGTCCAGGAAGGCTCAGGGGGCTTATCCCACCATCGAGACCGGCGGCACCGCCTGCCGCCGTTAGGTCGGGAGAGGCGGTCACGCCGGGCGGGGGCGCAATGGCTGCTGCCGATGTGCCGGGAGCAGTGACGCCCGCAGTTTCCCCGCCTGAAGGTGTCGTGCCGCTCAGAAGCCCCGTGGCGAGGCCACTGGCGCCCCCGAGAGCAGCGCCAGTGAGGGGATTGCCACCCGTGATTGCGGATCCAATCGCCCCGGCGCCCGCCCCAACAAGAGCATCCCCGGCGGTAGCCCCGATTCCGAGCGCATCGCCGGCCAATCCGCCGAAACCGCCGATAGCACCACCAGTCAAGCCACCGGTAAGAGCGCCGATACCCGGATCGCCGCCGGTAATCGCCGCCGTGGTAGCTCCGAGACCGGCCCCGACGCCCGCGTCTACCAGGCCCGCGCCGATCACACCGGCAGTTTCTGCGCCGATACCGGTTGCGCCCGCGATACCAGCCCCAAGACTCGCTCCAGCCGATCCAATCGCCGACCCGGCGCTCGCGAACAGTGCCGCAGCCCCCTCCAGAAGTCCGCCATTGCAGAATTGGCTCTCCAGATCGACAACAACGCCGTCAAACGGGTGCAGAGTGACCTTCAGCACGACTGCACCATCTCGATCTGCCCGTCTCGGAGCGTCATCAGGCCGATATCGAAGCGGATAACCGGCGGGTCTTCGCTGACCAGGCCAATCAGGGGATGGCGGGCGGCAAAAGCCCAGCGGTTGTAGAACAGGACGGCTTTCTTGATTTGGCCGCCCCTGACCATTTCGAGGGCTGCGCCCGCATAGCGATTGTGGTTCTCGTCGTCGCCATGAAGTTCAGTCGGAATCCCTAGCCTTTCCGCCTCGGCATGGATGCGTTCGTGCAGGTGCTGCCCGCTTTCCACCAGCCCGGACGCGCTCTGCACCCAATCCTGAATTCGGAAGCTGTAAATGTCGCAGGGCGGATTCGAGCCCTTGAAGGATGGCCCGTCGTCTCGGGTGAACTCGTATTTCATGCCCGCCCGAAGCGTGAGAGCCTTGGCCGCGACGTGACCGTGCGATACGCGCGTCATGATTTCGTAAGCGTCGGTATGCGTGAACATCCACGACGCCCCAGCTCGGACAAAATCGAGCGCCCAGCGGCCTCGGCCCTCGCTTAGAACCTGGGTGTGAACCTCATAGATGCCCGGTTGGGGGCAGAAGCACAGGCAACCGCCGTATCGCCCCATCAGGAGGATGTTGTTCGTGTTTTCCACGATGGGGGAGACATCGATCTCCCCCGCGCCCATATCCGCCACCCACGGGCGCACGGCGGGATCGTTCAGGACCGCATTGATGCGATCCGCCGACAGTTCCCGCCAGACCATTGGGTGAGCCGCCGTCATCAGTCGATAGGCGAGAAGTAGTGTTTCAGCACGTAGAGGTCGCCGACGCCCTTTTTGATGTCGCTCTGGCGGGCGTCGGTAAGTTCGCCGAACACGATCTCCGACGCGTCCATGCCCTTTCCCCATCGCTTAAATTCGCGATAGATCGCAGCAAGGTGGGACAGGTCGCCGTCTTCCATGGTGAAGACGAAGATTTCCTCAACGAACGGCTTCGGTTCCAGGGGTCTGTGATTGGCCTGCGCCAAGCCGACCGCCTTTTCCGTGCAGATGAAAAGGTACTGATTGGTTTCGATGGCACCGCGTATCCAGGCCGCAAGATACTGCTCGGAAACGTGCGGGTATTTGTCCTTCAGACGGTCGTGCAGCCAAAGCCCATGAATCGACAGGTCCGGCAGATTGAATCGGCGAACGGATACTACCGGAATATCTTCGACCGTCACGGAAGCCTCTGAAATCTGCTTGGGCGGGCGTCCCGGACGGCGAGGCTCAATCTGCATGTCACACTCCGAGAATCTGACTGGCTTGGAGATGTTCTCGCGCGTTCAGGTTTATCCAGGACGCACGCTCCCCCTGGTCCCTCCATTGTACATCAAGAAGGTCGTTGCCTACAATATCTAGTATGGTGTTTTGCAAGTTATGCAATATCTGGTGTTGGAAGCCAAACATGCCCAGGTCTTGCGGATTGAACGGGTCAAGAACGAACTCCGGCATTATGATGCCGTGGACCTCGAAAATCCGCCGGTTGATGTCCCTGTGATGAGCCGCGTGAGAGAATGCCCACTCATCCGTTGACGATCTGTCGGTCGGAACATTGAAGATCGCTGCAACGCCCATCAGAATTGCAGTGCAGTAAAACGCACCCCCGAAAGGGTCAGCGTGGTGACGGTACTTGCGGTAATATTAAAAGCCCGCATCGTCACCGTTCCCGCCGCCGAGACGAAGGCATTGAACGAGACGCCTGTTGCGGTCAGGGAGGGCAGGCCCATGACGATGGTGTCTCTCAACGCGACCGAGGCGAAGGCGAACGTCTGGTCTTGCGAGGTCTGCGGCGCAATCGACGTGAAGATGATCGACGCGATGCTTGTCGCCAGGAAATCCTTCAGCGTCGATCCGCTGCCGACAGTCAGAGACCCCGCCGTCATGCCCCCCGAAGCGGATACGCTGACCCCCGTCACCGAAACGGCGGTGACGGCTCCGGATGAGGTCAGTCCAGAGACGGATGCCGTCCCGGAAAGGCTCAGGGACGTGCCGAACAGCGGCCCAGTGAGCGTACCCCCACCCAAAGGGAGATAGCTGCCCGAGGACGAGTTGATCCCGGTCTGAAGGTGAAAACCGCCGCCAGCTCCTAGAGCGGAATCGTAAACCAGCGTGATCAGGTTTCCTGCCTGGATTTCGGCTCCGGTGAGGGCTGCCGGGCCTGTCGCCGTGTCTTTGTACACCGGCAGTCCGGCCAAGCTGCCAACACCCGCCGTCACCGCTCCCGTATTGTCTGCGGCGGCGATCCCCGAAAACTGCATATAGTTGGCGTAGGCCGAAACCGTGGGCGTGTTCGCTGCCGGCGTCAGCGACAGGGAGTTCGTCCCCGTCACACCGCAGGGGATTATGGTTAAAGCACCCACCGCCGCGAAGTCCTGATCGAGCGATGAAAGCGGTACGGGGCTGCTGAGATTGGCGAAGGTGACAGGTAACGTCATTGTCTGTGCCCCCAGATTTCATCTGTGACGGTCATGGAAATCAGCGCCATATCCGCCGCGCTGGTGGTGACGGTAAGGCCGGTAAGCGCGCCGTTCTGCGCTACGGCAATCGGGTTGATGACGAACACGCCCGTTCCCGAACCCGTGGACCACGAGACGGTGGCGTGGGAGCCGTTCTGCCAGGAGACGAGGTTATTGGAGTTGTTTTTCCAGTTGATGACGCCTGGGGTTCCGTCGATGGTATACGGATCGGACGGGGCGTCTTCGTTATCGACGGTGACGGTAAGTTGCCCGCCGTTTGGGTTGTAATAATACGCCAGTCCCGCAAGCCGCGTGGCGGTCTTGGTTACTGAGTACCCCCCTGGGGCCGCCCACAATTTTGACTGCACGGTCTTGGTGAACTGTGTTGTCGGGCGGGCAAACAGTTGGCGGATTTGCGATCCATCCGTACCCCAGGCATTGATGACCGAATTGATTTCCTGGTGCGCGATATAGATCAGGTCCATGTTCTGCTGGCTGGACCACCACTGCTCGCCGTTCCACATGAACAGCTTGTTAACCTGGTCTCCCGATATCGGATCGATCACCGGGATAAGGATCATCCAGACTTTCTTGCCGAAGATGATTGCCTTGGCGGCAGAGGGCTCAAACCCTCCGAAGTTCGGGACGGAGTTGTAAATCCCGTCCAGCGGACGCGAGATTTTGCTGACGGCGCCGCCGTAGGAAACATGAACTCCGAACGGATTGCCGAAAACGATATTTCGACTGAACACGTCGATTGCGGCAGCATAAGGCGTGCCGATTTCGGGGTCCGCGTTCTGGTTCGTATAAGTCGTGGTCGGCGGGGTTCCCGATGTCTGGACGCCCGAGATGTAATTGATCGAGCTATCGGCTATCAGGTACAGGAAGCCGTTCGTCTGGATCGGCTGGATGTACTTGACGCGCAGGAAAGAATCGGTCGATTGAGCAAACCCGCCCCCGCCCGAGGTCGAGAAGTCCCCAAGCGATTCCGGCGCGCTGAATTGCAGTAGAGCGCCATCGACAATCCACGCCCGAGACTGATAGGTCTCGATTGCGTTGCCCTTGACCCCGAAGGGCATGATATCGATGGTCGCCGACGCGGCATCGTTACCGCCGGTAAACACAACCTGCGCCTTGGTATAACCCAGGCCGGGATTGGTGACGTTAACCGCCGTCACCATGCCCGATCCTATCACCGCTTGAAGCTGAGCCCCGGTGCCGTCACCCAAGATTGTCGCAGATGGAGCCGTGACATAGCCGGAGCCCCCGCCGGTGATCGTTACGGACCCGATCTGTCCAGTCGCAATCACGGCTGTCGCCGCGAACGCAAACCCTGTCGATGTCGGGTCGAATATGTCAACGGTGGGCGCACTGGTATAACCCTGGCCCGGATCGAGGATGGTGACGCCAAGGCACTGCCCGTTGGAAAACTGGCCCTGGACGATTGCGCCGTGCCCGCCGCCGCCAGTAAGCGTCACATAGCTTCCGGCCCCGTATTGAGCGCCGATGGCCGAGACATTGATGCTCTGTATCCCGCCGCCCGTTATGACGGCGGCTGTTGCCGACGCGCTGTCATCGGATCCACCCCCGGTAATCGTTAGGATCGGGGTATCACCAACAACGTATCCGCTGCCCGGATGTACGATGAAGATGTTCTCGATAGCCCCGCCGCCAAGCTGGGCGGTGAACGTGGCCCCCGAACCAGACCCGCCGGAAATCGTGATCTTCGGCTGTGACGTATAGTTCTTTCCGCTATTCGTCACATTGACGATGGGAGATATCGTCCCGGAGGAATAAAGCGCCGTCCCGTCCCAGATAAAATAACCGTTCTGCTGGTTGGCGACGATCAGGATGTACTGGCTGCCCCACTGGCTAAGCCCGACATTCGTACGCGACGGGTTATGGATCGTTCCTGCGCCGCCGATATGGGTCACAACGCCGGTATTCGTATTCACTTGATCGATTGAGCCGTCCGACAGGAAAACGATGCAGATCGGGCTTGCCCCGAGATTGGCAAACGAGAAATAGACGATCTGTTTGGTTCCGGTGGCGGTATAAAGGGGCGTGCCTACCCCGTAGAGCGTACGGAGGTTGTTTTTGCCGAGCGGCATGAAGCCGTCGCACCATGCCATCGCCTCGTCCGCGATGCCCGGCCGAGACGACGATGTGTCGATCCCGATAAAGGTATCGAAGACGAGCGGAGTACCCGGAGGAAGATATGGGTTCTCCTGTTCCTGGGGAGGCTGTTCTGCCATGTCAGCACGCAGCGCCCGCAATGTTGCTGCAACCCTTGATCGTGACCGCCGCCGAGCCGCCAACCCCCGTGACGAAACCCTTCAGTATGAGCTGGCTTTCTCCGCCCGCCAGGCCGCTTGCCGGAACGGTAGTGATGCCGGACAGCGTGATGCTGGCGTCGGGAACGGCCAGAGTGATGGTGTGGTTTGAATGGTTGATCCACACGATTGAGAACTGCTGCCCGACATATGCCGTGCCAAGCGCCGTTAGGATGTTGGCGGCCGTGTCGAACGTGTAGGTCGGGGTCGAGACAAAACCGGAGGTCTCAAGAGTCTCGGGCCTTCCCTGGGTGCCGAGATACAGGTTTGGGTAGCTGGCGACAGTGAGGGACTTGTCGCCGGCGGTCGGAATGACCGTATTCGGAAGTGGGCGATAGACCCCGTTGACCACGATCTCCGTTGTCGGACCGCACTGATCGTAGATGTTCGAGACTTGCCCCTTCCAAACCCCGTCGATCCGGGGGTACGCGCACCCGGCGTCCAGCAGGATGCCGTAGTTGGCGCTCGCGGCGATCTGCGGGGTCAGAATGTTGTGGCTGGTCCCGCCCTCTACGGTCATGTCGGTGCATTGGGCGGTGCATTCGATGTTGGCGGTGACGTTGTTGATTACGTCGATCCCGTTCAGTTCGGTCGCGAACCCGTTGTTGGTGATACCGTTGACGCCGCCGGTAATAATCCCGCCGATGAACTTGACCGATGTCGAGGCGGCCCCGACAAGAACAGCCTGGGCATTGGCTGTTCCACCTGTGACCTGCTGGATGTAGGGGACGTAAAACTCGTAGTTCGTGGCCGTGGTGAGGATCGCGCACGCGCGCCAGCAGGTGTTAAACCCCATCTCCCGGTGGTAGCCATAGATAGCCGTCTGCGCGGCGCCAACGGCATTGTTGACCACCAGTTCGGTCGGGGCGCTTTCCATACCGAAGTGCCATGTACGGATCGATGCGGCGTTCCCGTCGATGTGCAGGCTGATCCCTTGATAGGCAGCGGCACTGTTGACCTGCTGCATATCCCAAACGCCCGCCTGGGTGGAAACTCCCGATCCCGTGCCCCAATAATACCAACCGACATCACCACGCCGGGCCGTATCGGCCCAATAATTATATACGAAGCCCACAAAACTGTCGGTGATCTGGGCCTCGTTGTAGCAGCTCGTGACCGCGATATCCTTGAGCATGACGCGGTTGCTGCCGTTGACGGTCGTGCAGAACCCGCCGGCCATTCCAACTGCCTGGATGCGCATGTTCTTCAACTGCTGATTGATCAGCGTGCCGGACGCGCTCGTTATCGTGACGACATCGAATGAGCTGCCATCGGCGAACAGGGCCGCGCATCCCCGGCCAGCGCCTTGAAACACTTGGCCGCTTACTTGATTTACCACCAGACCCCGAGTGACGTGGAACGATCCGCAGGGAAGGACCGTGTTAGTCTCGGCGTTCAGGGTGTTCTGGATAGCGGTGGTGGCGTCATGCTCGACAACAGCCCCACTGACCGAACTCGTCGCGGTCGGCGTCACGGTCATGGAGAGGGCAAGGGTGTTGATCGCAGTAATCGTGCCCCGATAGAGGTCGGCAGTCGCGGAACTCGGGGGAGACGTGGGGAGCCAGCTCGGGCATCCATCGTGCTGCGCGTAGTCGCGCCATGCGTGGGCCGCCGTCACCGCTTGGCAGGTCTCCGCCCCCTGAAGCCCCGTATAGACGGCATACGCTGTCGGCGGCGTTCCTGCGGGAACGCTCCACTGAATGAACGCATCGCTCGAATCAGAGTTGGGCGAGGGGATCGAAAAGGCGATGTTGGTCGCGGCGTTGCAGACCTCGGTCGTAGCTGCGCCGAAGCCGTGATCGGCATCGATGGCAACGATCCGGACACAGTAATTGCTCGCGCCGGAGTTGTTCTCCAGCGTGATCGAAACCCCCGTCGCGGGATTAAGGGTAAAGGCCGCTCCAGCCCCGTACACATCGAGCGCCTGGCCGACCGAATACCCCGACACAGAGGCAACGCTGAGAGTACTGCTTGACCCTGAAATGCTGCCGGTCGTGGTCGCCGTAGATGCGACCGCGCCCCACTGCCGGACATCGTACGCAGTCTGATTGCCGAGCAGCCAGCAATTGTGAGCCGTGTTCGAGGGGATCTGAGAACCCCCGTCCCCCAATCCCGCGCCCAGGCTGCAATCCGTGGTGCTGAGATAGTAGAGCGACGGCGGAGCGTCGCCAACACTGTAATATCCGCCCCTTGTAACCGAGTACCCTGCACTATGCCCTGTCAGGGAAAGGGCCTGGAGAGCAGCAGTGGTCTGGACGTAGTTCGCCGCCGGGCCGCCGTCCTTGAGCAGCGTCCCGCCGGTCCCATTGAATACCGCCAAGTCGCCGTCCACCGAGGACGGAGGTCCGTCCACATTGCCGTTTCCCGGCCCCGGAAACGAATAAGTGACGCCGTTGATAATGAAGTCCAGCCCGACGTTCGGCGCACCGTTGATACTCTGGAGCGCAAAATACGCGTGAGAGTTATCCACCCCGGCGCAAAGCTGATTGTGGGGGTTGGTGATTGGGGATCCGACCGGGAAACCGTTGATCCCGAACGCGCAGCCGCCGAGCTTGGCGATGCCCAACTCCGAAAGATTGCCGCTGGTCGCCGCCCCACCGTCGCCGATCACGCCGTTCGTTACCCAGGACGGCGGATGGCCGGGCGTGACCGTTCCGGACTGCTGGACGTTACCGCTGGCAAAAGCCTGACCGGCGAACAGGAAAAATGCCAGGGATATGAGCCTCTTCATCATCAGTAGCGTCCATAGGGGTTTGTCATCCGGCCCGGACGCGAATAGGTCCCGTATCGCGTGACGAACTGATCGAACAGCGCGAGCATGTTCCGGGCAGAATTGTGGTTTTGCAGGCTGAGATAGGCCCTGTAGGCCGCCATGTACGGGACAGCCTCGGTCCAGGGATCGGGGATGGCCTCAACTCCCTGATCGTCCTCCAAATCCTGCGGCCAGCAGAAACAATCCCACTCGGCCTGATAGGATTGGGACGGAAGCGGGTACATGTAGAGCGATCCGCTCGCACCCTGCCCGAATTGCGAGAAAATGACCGGGACGTACTGATATTGAAAAGGGTACTGCCGGATTCTCGCCTGATAAGTCGAGAAATCGTAGAACGGCAAGGAATAGCGGTAATTCGCGTAGACAAGAGACACCGATTTGACCATGAATATTTCCCCGACACCGGGAAACATGCTCAAATCGACGCCAGAGAACGGATAAACCTCCTGCCCCTGACTGACCTGATTGATATAGGTCAGCACAATGGACGTTTCCGCGCCGCTCCCGGTGGGATCGGTGATCGTGACGATGGGCTGGTAGTATCCCGACCCGCCGTTCGTGATGTTGATGGTCGAAATCCCACCCAGGAACAGCTCAGCCGTCGCCGTCGCCTGCAATCCGTTTGGATAGGGCAGCAGTCCTGACGGATAGTCGGGATAGGAGATCGTGACGGTGGGGTTCGTGTAGCCCGAACCGGGATTCGTCACCGTGATCTGCTGGATCGATCCCGAAGTCGGGGGGAGGACGCGGATGCACTGCGCCCGCATCGCGACTTCGCGCCGCCCGATATTGATGAACCGAACCAGATCCTGGGGATCGAGTAGTTCCTGCTTGGCGTCGGCCATCAGGGTTTGCAGGTCCTGCATATAGGAGAACAGGCTAGCCACCGTTGGCCCCCTGCTGCGGCGCTATCCCCAGTTGGCTTGACCGGACAGGGCTCGGTGCCTGTTCGTAGAGGTACGGCATGATCGACGGGTTGCTGTACTTCCGCGCCCGGTTCTTGAACTCCTGATACCGGGTCATCATCCGGTCGGCATCGGCTTGACGAGCCGCGCTTTGGGCGCTCAGCAGGGCGTAATAGGCAGCCAGGAAGCAGACCGCATCGGTCCAGGGATAGGGGATTGCCTCAACTGTGCTGTCGTCCACCAGATCGATGGGAACGCAGACGGTATCGATGGGCAGCGTGTAGCTGTTGTCCGGAATCGGATCGATGAAGATCGAGCCGGTCTCGCCCTGGCCGTACTGGCTCCAGACCTGCGGGGCTCCTGGGGTAGGGACCGGGTTGTTGAGCTTGTACTGCGCGAACCACGCCCACGGGCGGGGCCGCATGGACTTCTGTCCGTCCCCGACCAGATACCACGCATAGCGGATGTTGAAGATACCGGCGATACCCGCCGAGGGGGAACCAAGGACAACGTCCGCGAACGGATACTGCCGCTGGGCGGCGACAATCGGCAGGGTCGCGTAATTGCGGATGCACTCCGCATCGCCCGCGATCTGGCCCCGCGCCCGGTTGATGTAGGACGTGAGGTCGCTATCCGAATAAAGCGGATTGGCGTTGGCCGGCGGGTTCTGGAGAAGCTGTTTCGTTTGGAGGAGGTATGTGGTTAACATCTGCCCCTCCCAGGCATGGGGGAGGGCGCGAACCCTCCCCGCGTGATTACAGAGCCTGGATGCCCAAGGTGTACGGAGCCGAACCCATGGTCAGGAGAACGGTCGCCGCCGTGGAGGGCGCGCCGTTGCTGGTCACGACCGCAGTCGGCGCGCTCACGAACAGGCCGCCGTCGATCACCGCGCCGACCGAAGTCAGCGAGGTCGCGACCAGCGTCGCCGGCCCGATCACCGCCTTGCGCGGAATGAACCCCGCCTGCTCGATGGCCGGATTGACGAACGCCTCGACGTTGGTGTTCCCGCCGCCGATGGTGGAGATTTCCGCCGCCGTGCCGTAGCCGACACCCGCACCCGAGATCGAGGCCGAGGTCACTGTCTGGAGCAGCACCGCCGCAACGGTCGCACCCGAACCGCCCGTGCCGGAAACCGTCAGGGTCGGGGCCGAGGAAACCGCCGCGCCGTTGTTGGTGCAGAGGACCGCCGTGATCTTGCCCGACGAATTCAGGCCGAACGTCACCGAGGCCGTGGTGATCGACACCGAACCCGAGAGGAAGTTGGTGTCGTTCGGAGCCGGGACGATGGTCGCGGTCGGAGCCGTGGTATAGCCCGCGCCGACGTTGCTCAGGGTCACACCCGACACCGTACCAGCCGAGAGGGTGGCATAGGCAGTCGCCACAACGCCGGGGTTCGGCGGAGCCGGGATGAGGATCAGCGGCGGGACAGCGTAGTTGGCGCCCGCGTTGGTGATCGACACGACCGAAAGCTGGCCGCCGACGATGGGCTGCCAGGTCGAACCGCCAGCGGAGGCAATGCAGGTCGTGGTTGCCTGGGTGTAGCCCGAGCCGCCGCCGGTCACGACCGCCGCAATCGGGCAGCCGGTCAGGTTGGCGACGCGCCGGGTGAAGCCGTCCGAGGGGATCGGGGTCGGCCCCTGCCTGCCGGTGAACTCGTTCCGCCAGATGCCGGTGGTCGGATCCAGATACTGGAGGAAGAGACCTGAGCCGAGGCTGACCCATTCGGTTCCGGCCTGGAGGTTGATGGTGTCGCCGGGCGCGAGGGAGATGTAGTTGGTGCCCACATCGTTCGGCGCTCCACCCAGTTCCGAGGGATAGTAGAACTGATTGGGGGGAAGCCCGATGCCGGGACCCGAGATGTTGGTCTGCAAGGCCATGTGCTAGCTCCCCTTAGAAGGCCGCGCCGCCGAGGCCGTAGCCCCAGGCTCCGGATGACGACTTGGCGCAAACGATGTTGTAGCCAAGCACCATCACGCCCTGCTGGCCGATCTGGCCCAAGGGAACCAGCGAGTAGAACCCGGAGAAGTCCAGGTTCGCGTCCTCGTTGATGTACATGTTGAAATACTTGGTATTGACGGCGAACACGTTGCCGACCGGGACGAAGTGATCGGCGAAGATCGGCACGCCCGCGACGTTGAGGTTCGGGAAGGACGTTCTGCGGAACGTGCCCATCTCGTACTGCTTGCCGGGATCGACAAACGCCGTTTCAGTCCCGATGAAGTCATTGTTCAGGGTGGCGTGGTCGGCGGGGTTCATCACCACATAGCTGGGCGATTCACCGCCCGCGTTGTTGGTGACGTAGGTCAGGAAGGCCGACATCTTCGCGCGGGTGAACCCGGCGGAGAGAGACCAGGGCGCGGCGGCGAGGTTGATGTACTGGCCCTGGAAGGCCGAATTGCTCGGAACCAGCCGGTTGATGCCGCCGTAGGTCGGGAAGTTGGTCCCGTTGTCGAAGGCATCCTGGAAGCTGTTCGGCAGAAGCGGGTTGTTGCCGTTGTTGGTGAAGAACAGCCGCGCCATGTTCTGGCGAGTGGTGGCGTACACGTCGTTCATGCGCGCCTTGAGCAGCGGGATGACCGTTTCCGTGGACTGGATGATCGTTTCGCCGAAAGGCAGCGGGACCGGGACGACCCAGAAGGCCGTATTCCACTGCCCGTTCTGGATACCGGGCGTGATCACCGGGGCGTTGAAGCCGCCGCCGTAGCCGGTGAACTGGCCCTGGACCATCGACTGGCCCTGCATCGGGATCGTGATCTGGTTCTGACCGCCCGCCGATCTCTGCGACCCGCCCAGCATGTAGAACAGGGTCGGCGAGCCGAAATAGAGCTGGACGAACAGCTTCGGAACGAATGCCCTGCGCGTGACGGAGGTCAGTTCGTTGTTGATGTTGCCGGCGGGCGGTGCCGCACCAAGTCCTGGAATGGGCATGGTCTTGTTTTCTCCTTACTCAGCGACCGCCCGACCGAAAGTCGGTAATGGCTTGGCGGATCATGTCGTTTTCGACCATCGGGTCTCCGTCGGCGCCGGCAGCGAGCAGCTTCTTGAAGTTCTCGTTGTCGCGATCCGATGAGTTGAATGTGTCGAACGGGCCGACGCCGCTGGACTGAGCGACGGGCGGGGGCGGGTTCTGCTTCTCGAAGTGAGCTGCGGCGACTTCGAGGTTCGCGATCCCGAGCGTCTTGGCGTGTTCCTCGGCCTTCTCGATGCCCTCGTCGGTCCAGCCCTGCTTGCGGAGAGCGGCCTTCTGGGCGTCCCACTGAGAGGTGAACTGATTGACGAGCTTTTCCTGCTCGCGAGCGGCGGTATCGTCCTCGATCCGCTTCTGAAGCGCGGCGATGGTCTCGCGCAGCGGCTCGATCTCGCCCCGAATCTGCTCCTTGGCGTCGAGTTCTGGGGTGACGGCGTTCGGATTGACCTCTTTCGCGGCCTTGGTGAGCAGTTCCCGCGATTTCGGGTTCTGCATCATCTTCGAATACAGCGCCGTCAGGAGCTGCTGGTTCTGGTATTCGGTCTCATCGACCTCAATCGCGACTTTGGGCATGATCACGCCTTATTCGGGACGTGAACGATGGACATCGGCGGCGACTGCGGAGACTGGCTCGGCAGATTGTCCTTCCGGCCGGCGATCTGGAGTTCGTCCATGCTGACGCGGACGATCATGCTGTCCGAGGTCGGCACCTTCTTGGTCGAATCCTGAAAAATGCTGGGCATGGCTTGACTCCTATGCCGCGCGGGGCATCTGGGGCGGGGCGGCGGGGGGCTGGCCGGGCTGCTGGGCAGGAGCGCCACCCTGGCGCATCATCTGCATCTGCTGGCCCTGCTTCTGAGCAGCGATGGTGAGCTGCTGCATGACTTTGAGTTTGTCTTGCCCGGAGACGGAGCCGGGAGGGACCAACTTGGAGAGCTTGGTGATGCCCTCCAGGATGGCCCGCCCGGACTCCGAACTCGGTCCGACGAGGCTGGCGGCCAGCATTAGGCCATCAACCGCAACCGCCAGGATTTTGACGGCAGCCGCTTCCTGGCCCTTGTTCTGAGTGGGACCCGTAGCCGGGGAGGAGCCGAATGGCGGCTGACCCGGATTAGGCCCCTGAGAACCGGGGGGCGGTGCTGCTTGTCCTGGGGTTACGTCGGGCATGGGAGGGAATTACTTCCGACCCTTGCGATGGGACTTGCGCCGCATGATTACTTGCGGCCCTTGCGGTGCGACTTACGGCGCTCACGAATGTCCATTTTGGACCTCCTGTGAATGGGTTGACATCACCCAGGGCTCCTCGTTTCAACCGCCGACCGAATGCTGTCACCAGCACGGGAAGGCAAATTGCCTGGGTCTGACTACCTATTGCCGTCAAAATGCTTGCGCACACAATATATAGTATGCTACTTAGTGTTTACCTACTGGATGTAGTGTACGGAGTGGCTGTAGTTGGCTGTCGAGCGCGACAACGACCTAGTTCCGAAGCAGGCTGCCGCAATAGTCGGCATGTCTGTTCACTGGCTTTACAAAAAGATCAGAGCTGGGGAGGGGCCGCGCTACAGGCGGCGCGGTAAATGTATCCTCATTACCAAGGCCGACTTGGCCGAGTGGGATTCTCAGCCAGAAATACGCTAGTGGTGGCCTTTGCCGCCTGCCGCTTTTTCCATGACTTTCGCGAAGGCTTCCGGGTCCTGCTTTTGCAGCGCCGCAAGTTGAGCAGCCTGCGCTTCTTCCCTCTTCGTCAGTCGCTGTAGCAGCTTCTTCTTGTGCGGGAAGGGCAGTTCTTCGATGCCGGAGTGCGGATCGACCAGATTCGCCTTGAGGCCGAACGCGATCAACTGTTGGTGATCGTCGGCGAAGATCGGCGAGGACGAATGGCTATCGACCGTCACGCGCCTGTCTTCGGGAATATCGGCCAAAGTAAACTTCGTGGCCTCGATCTTCTCGACTGAATCGCCAGTGGTCCAATAATTATGCGGGTCTTTCGCTTCCATGAGTGAGAGGCGCAAATCTCCAGCCGCCGCACACTGCCGCTCGACCAAAAGGGATCGATCCCGCAATCTGGGCGAGGCGGTTTTCATCATCGTGTCAGCATGGACGCCCGCTCTTACGCCAGGTTCGCCTTGGCCGGACAGGATGTTGTCGAAGCCGCCGATCATGTTGATGATCTTGACCATGTATTCCAGCATCTGGAGAGCCTGCGTGGGCATTTGAGGCGTGAGGTCCGTCATTGTCGCGCCGGGGGATGCGTTGATGAATCCCGCCCCCCTCATCTGCCCATAGCGTTCCTCGGTAATACCGTCGTCACCGGCAAATCCGATGATCTTGTCGATCTGAAGGCCGTACAGGCGTTTTGTGTCCTCTGCCCAAATCGACAGAAGCTCTTGCGGGGAGATCAGATCCAATAACTCCGACCGGCCCCAGAAATCTCCCCAGGCGCGGTTTGGCTGGATCAGGGTGTAGGGGTGGAGCATACTCTTCGCCCCGGAAATCAACAGGTTCGACTTCCGCATCCGGGGGGCAATGAGAATATCGGGCTCGATGATCTGGATCGTGGTGTAGTCGTCTTCGTCCTTCACCCAAAGCTCGTGCATCTTGACCATATCGGCGGTCAATTGGGTTCCCGGAGGTCCGCCCCCGGTATCCGCCGCAAGCTGCACGATGCCGCCGGGCTGCATCCGGGTCATGCCCACGTCGCTGGTGTTCAGCGGAGAGGTAGACAGGACCGAATGCGAGAAGCTGTTGTATTCGTCGTCGGCAAGGCCCTTCTTGGAATTGCTCTTGACCTGGCGGAACAGGTAGTCGGCGTTCGGGAGGTGATGAATTCTTCGCCAGACCTCGGGCAGGGACAGGGTGATGGTCTCGCACATCGCCTCCTGTCTTGAGAGGTCGTTGATATCCTCGCGGTAGACGCCGAACTGCCAGGGCATGACGAGAGAGGACCGGGCGACGTTGGTTGATTCCTCTCCCTCCTGTTCCGTCCACTGCTTCAGCAGGCAGGAGCCGTACTTGAGGGATTCGAACACGCCCTGACCGAACAGCATGTCGGTGTTATTGCGCTCCCAATCCCGCGTGAGAACGTCCGCAGCAACATCCCCCCTTGCGGTGATGTCCGGCGGGTACAGGTTTTCGAAGTCAATGGAAAACCGGAGGTCGGTCGGGCTGTAGAGATGGGCGGAGAGCCGGTCCAGGTGGGCGTAAAGCAGGTTGATCAGCGAGCGGGCGCTTCCGTCGATCCTGCCGGTCTCGGTGATGGCGTTGAGAACCCGATAATAGGCCGAGCGCGTGCCCGCAGAGGCCCGACAGATCGCCACGGTTTCGTTGGCGAAATTGATCAGGTCTTTTCTATCGGTCGGAACGCGCAGCATATCGAATTGTCCTCGTTATCCGGTATGCGTGCCGATTTCAGCGCGCCTGTTCATCTCGCGGTGGTTCTGCGTGTGGAATTGGTTCAGCATTGTCCTAGTCTTCGCCCCAGCATAGGCATTCGGGCCGGTAGTTGTAGCCGCCGCGTATTGCTGTGGCGTATTTCCGAGCGCATCGGGGACTGTTCCGGCGGTGTGGCCGAACAATCCGGGGTTGGCGTCGATGGCCTTGGTCACTTCGTTGACGACCGGGACCGCCGCAATGTCCCCTTCCCGGAGATTGTCTTGCAGGTTGGTGATCTTGAGGTCGGAGAACTCGGATATATCCCCGCCGGTCATCTCGGCCGCCGCGTGCATCCGGTCTTCGGACTGCGCCTCCATCTGGCGATAGGTCCCGTCAACGGCCTTCCCGATGGATTTGGCGATATGCGGGGCAACGATAGCCTTATCGAATCCTTCCATCGAATCGTACCCGCAAATCCCGCAGAAGCGGGGTAGGGGATCGTCCTCGATAGAGGGGTGGTGCATGTAGCGGAACCTGTGAGGGGGATGGTCGTCGGTTCCTGGACACTCATAGGTCAATTGGATGGTCATCGCCGCACGCCCCTGCGCCATGCGTCTCGGGCGGATTGAATCTGAGCGCGTTTCCGCTGGGATTCCTTCGCCGCGAAGAAATATTGAAGCTGGTTGGTGTGGAACATCGAGGCTTGCTCATGGATAGTCAGCCGGCGCTTTGCCTGCTCGCTCTCACGCGTCCGTCCGAGGGACGACATCTGCTTGCGGACCCGCTCTTCCCAGCAACGCACACCCATCGCCAGGGCCATAACGCGGTCGTCCTTCTTCGACCCGCCGGCCTCGATTGAATCGCCTTCGCGGGTGATCGACTTCATTTCCTCCAGCGTGTCCATCGACCGGATGATGCAGTGGTTATGCTCGGCGAAGTCTCTCAGGCGCTCCATGATGGACACCTTGAGCCGCCCGGTGGTCTTCCAATGGTAATTTTTGCCCGGAGCCATAGCGTCCGCGCGACCGTACAGGTAGTTTTTGACGTTAGCGAAGATGTCGCGGAGGCCCCTTTCTTCCACCTGTTGGGGCTGATATCCCCTGTTCAACTGGTGTTTGAGGTCGCGTAGCTCCAGCCATACGGATTCACCGGGGCCGTTCAGTTCAAGGATGAAGTAACACTCCTTGTACCAGCCCAATAGGCTCGCGATCACCCATGCAAACTGCTTGGTGTTGATCAGCGGCCAAGCATATTCCGCGACCTGCTCGACGCAATCTGCATAGCAGCGCAGAACCTGGATCGCGGAGCGGTCGTTGTCCTCGTTCGAGCCGAAAGCCGGGTCGGCGGAGAGGACATAGACGCCATCCGGGTCCGGTTCCTCCCATACTTTGAGCTGGACAGACTTCGCATTGTGCGCCTTGTAGACAGAGCAGGCGGTGAAATCGATGCCGGCGGAATAGGCGTAGGTATTGTATTTCTTGCTAGCGTGCTTGTTAGCCAGTTCGGTGAGATTCGCGGGTTCGAAGAAGGTGGCGCCCGTCATTTGGAACGCCTCTTCCTCGGTCCAGGGCTGCTCCTGGATCTTCAGAACGTCGCCCTCGAACTCGACCGGCGCATCCCCCGAAGACTGAGCCCCAGGATCCATCTTGCGGCGATACCAAGCCAATTGCTCTTGGGTCACATCCCAATCGTACTGATCTTTGACCTGCTTGATCTTGCGGGCTTCGTTTTCCGAGGGCGGTTGAGTGCCGTAGCGGGCGAAATCCGGGTGATTGCGGGAAATCTGTTGGTTGTCCTTGGCCCACCAGCCCAGGAAGATCGTGACTTGGTGATCAGGATCGGCCTTGGCGTCCTCCCACATCTCATGCCACTGGTTATAGCCACGGGCGGTCGATTCCCAAATATAGAGGCGGTCCGGAAAGTCCTCCGCCATCGCGTTTTTGTAGCTCTCAAGACCTTCCGTATTATCCCACGAACACATTTCTGAGTTGTGGCTGAAGTTAATGCCGCTCGACCGGCCCAAAGTGCCCGATGATTTGGATTGTCGGACACCAGCGGAGGCGAAATTCAGCAGGGAATGGTTGCTCAACTCCAAAAGCGTCCGGTTTTCCCTCTGAATTCCCGGAAATCCGAGGTTTTTCGGCAGGGACTTGATCATGGTGAGTAGTTCTAGGCGGGCTTCCTCCTTGTGATCGCTGGTATCGAAGGTCACATAGCCATGCAACCCGGCATGGACGCCGTTCCAGAACAGGGTGAGGGCGCGGGAGAAGGTTGAAATGCCCAACTGGCGGGACTTGAGGATTTTGAAGTCGTGCTTTCCCTCGCGCAGCCCTTTCAAGATGCTGTCCAGAAGGCGGAGTTGGGCGCGGTAAACATGCTCCCCAAGGATGATCTGGCCTTTTTCCTTCGAGTTGATGCGGACGTGCATCAGGAACTCAAGGAACTGCTCCTTGAAAACGTCGCACTTCTCCTGGCTCCAGCCGTAGGAGAAATCGGCGTCGAAATCCCGCTCGTATGTATACTCGTCGCCGCTCATCGCCGACCGTAACTCTGGCCCAATCGCTCTGCCTCCTGGATTTCGGACAGGGCGATCTCCGCCGTGGTGCGCAGCAGGCCCCAGAAGATGGCGGCGCTCTGGCTGTTATCCAGGACCAGGAGGGATTTCTGCTTGCCGTCCGGGGGAACGATCACGAACGCGCCCGAGAAATCCTCGGCGGCGTTCTTGGCGATCCGCTCCGCCATTTCGGTGAAGGCGGATGTGTGATCGATGGGGGTGGCGGTGGGTTCGATGTAGGTCACAGCTCAATCCCCTTCATCGCCAGAAACCGCTCATAGACCGCGAAGTCTCGGACGTGGGTCAGCGCGTCGATCCCATAAGGGAAGAAATGTTCGATGTTGTTGACCGTCAGCCGGTTGAGGTCATCGCGGAAGGTTCGGATCGGGAGGACGAACAGTTCATCCTTGAACAGTCGTTCGCAGACCATCTCGGGGATTTCCATCGGGTCTGCCGAGCGGGTCCTGTTCTCCCAATCGTACCGCTCAACAAAGCGGCTTTCCTTCAGGTACTGGACATCCAACAGCATGATGCCGTTTTCGAGGAAGTTGTAGGTGGTGTCCCAGGGGATCGACACCTTGACGCCGGTCCTGCGCATCTTCTCGATCATGGGGGTGATCGGGAGGGCTAGGATGTTGTCGCAGTCGATGTAGGCGATGTAGTCGTAGCCGACCTCTGTCGCCGTCTCGACCCCGAGCGAGAGAGCGCGCCCCCAACCGTCACGTCCCGTGGTGTTCAAATGCCCCACGTTGTCGGAGAACTGATAGACCTGCACGCTGCTGCGGTTGTCGCCTAGGATCATCCGGTCATCCCAACCGGGGGACGCACTATCGACAATCAAAACCTCGGCGTTCGGGTTCAGCTTGAGCGCAACATCCACCCACAGCTTGACAACCCTAGCGCCGTAGTTCTGCGCGCCTTCTGTGCCAGCGCTGATATACGAGGTGCCGAGGATCAGCGTCTTACAGGTATCGGTGGTCATGCTGATCCTTCACCATCTCGTTCAGCGCGCCGTTGATCGACCATGCATTGGTTACAGATCTGGCCTTATCGGCGTCCACGCCCGAATAGATCGAGGTCTTGCCGTTCTTCCATTTGACATGAAGTTCCTTCGTCTCGGGATCGTGGCCGATCTCGGCGACTGTCGAGGAAAATACAGGCTGCATGGTGGGCATCAGCCGACCCTCTCCTTCAGCGCCTCAACGATCCGCTCGAATACCGGCCCCCACTGACCATCCGGCCCCTGTCGGAATAGCGTCGTCTTATCGTCCCAAACGGGATGATCTCGATGCCGACCGCACCGGAAATCCCCGCTGCCGTAATATGGATATGGAACCCAGCACTCGACACCCAAAAGCCCGGCAATGTGTCTCGGTGCGCTCTCCACCGTTACCACCAGGTCAAGATCACGCATGATCGAGGCCGTCTCGGCGACATCGCGAATATAGGGGGAGAGGTCCTTTACCAATGCCTGTGCGCCGGCTGCATGGATGTCAGCCGCACGGGGGCCGACCTGCAAGCCGTAGAGCTGCACGCCGGGGACGCGGCAGAGTTCCAAGACCTGCTCGATGTTGAACGACCGCCATCGGTCGATATCGTTCTGCGTCGATCCGGCCCACGCGACGCCGACATGGAACTTCTTGCCGGGGGTTTTCCAGGGCACGGTCGCGGCAAGGCTGGTATAGGGGACCTTCGGAGCCTTGGCGTTGACGATCTCCTTATCTGTCAGAACACGGGCGAAGGGCAGGGACGTGATCGCGCACCAGTAGTCAGCCGCCGGCAGAGCCTGCACAAGCGGGCCGACCTCGACCGAGGGGTATCTTTCGAACATTTGTGCGACGAACCGGACAAGCTCGGACTGGACCTGCAATATGACCTTGACGCCGCCGGTCGGAACGAAGCGGAGGAAGGACAGCGTATCCCCCAATCCCTGCTCGGCGACGACCAGCAGGGTTTTCCCCTCGATGTCCTCCCCCATCCACCGGGGATAGGGATAGTTCAGGTAGTTGGCGTATTGCTGGAGGCGGTATTCGAACTTGGCTTCGAAGTGCTTGAACCCCTCCTGCCAGCGTTCGGAATTGAGACAGGCGATTGCCAGCGCAAATTCCGTGATCGGCTGCTTGTCCAGTTCGAAAGCCTGCTTGGCGAGTTCGTATGAACGTTCTGTGTTGTTGTCAGCCAGTTCGATGATCGACAGGTTGACCAATGCGAACGGATGATCGGGCTGCATCTCCAAGGCCCGCTCGGTATAAATCCGCGCCTCGGCGTTCATGCCCCGGTGATAGAGCCGGTGGCCGAGATTGACGACGGCGGCGATGTTATCCGGAGCCAGGGAGACAGCCTGGCGGGCGGCGGCGACACACGCGGGGAGCAGGTTCATATCCCCGTTGGCGTTGCTGACCGTGATCCAGCCCTCTGGAAATGAGGGATCGACCATGACCGATGACGTGAACAGCCGATAGGCATGGGCGGCATCCGAGGGCAGAACCTGGATGGCCTTGTTATAGAAATCGACGGCTTGTTCGCGCGGGTTCATTCCAGCGTCACCTTCGGGAAGTAGGTCAGGAACTTGTCGTCGCATTCAGGACGAGCCGCCTTGATCCGCGCGATGATCTCGGTCCTGAAGTTCCACGCCGTGATGATCCAGGCTATTTTCCCGACAGAGGGGATTTCACCAAGGACAGGTGAGCCGATGCCGGGGCAGTATTTTCCCTGCTTGAGGGGCGAGTCATCCATGATGAAGGCGAGATCGAGGTACGCGTAGTTGAGGAACATCATCGCCTTGGCCGCCGCTCCGTACCCGGCGAGAACCCGCCCTTCCCGTTTGAGAAGGGCCATGGTTGAGCGGACATGCTCGACATGGACATCGAACTTGGATTGCAGGGTCGCATACAAGTCCAGGTTGTAATAGGCGAGAGACTTTTCCCGCTGCCAGACATAGTAGCCCCCGGCTGAAGAGGCGGGATCGGCGGACAGGCTCACCAGGTACGAAGTACCGTGGATCGCGACATGCTCGATGTCCACGATATGCAGGCCGGCCCTTGAGGCGAGGGTCTTGAACGAGTTGGCGGTGAAGAACGACAGATGCTCGTGATAGCAGGTGTCGAAGTCCGCGTTCTTCAACATCTCAGCCTGGCTGGTCTGGATATAAATCCGTCCGCCTGGAGCGAGATACTTCTTGGCGAGGGTCAGGAATTTCAGTGGATCCGAAACGTGCCCCAGGACGTTCATCGCGACGATCACGTCGAAGGACGACCAATTGCGGGATTCCATCTGCTCTTCGATCCCGTCGCCCCAAAAGGCGTGTATCGTCGGGATGTCCTCCGGAGATAGGTTGCTTGCCGGGTCTACGCCCGCAACGAAGTGGCCTTTATGCGCGAAGGCCCGCAGGAGCGAACCATCATTCGACGCGATGTCGAGAACGTGGAATTTTCTTCCACTCTTGCCGACATCCTGCTCGACCCGCTCCACGAAGGCCGTAAAATAGTCCCGCAAGGTTTTGCTGGTCCCGGAAGCATAGGCGTAATCCCGGTAGAGGATTTCGGGATCGACCGCTATCGCCTGTTGCGAGTGCCAGCAGGACATGCAGACGTTGATCTTGATGTCGTAGGACGGAACTTCCGTCGGTTCGGACGTGAAGGCGTTCGCCAGGGGCTGGGCGCCGAGGTCCAGATAGCGGTGGAGGTTGTCCGATCCGCAGGCCAGACAGTGGCGCAGGAGCGTGAAGTCGGTCATGCGGCCTTCTTCATCTTCCTGGAATAATAATCCACCAGATCGCCGATTACTGACTGAAGTGTCTCACGGGGTTCGTTGTCCGGTTCCATCGCGAAGTCGTAGGCGAATGTCGAGGGCGTTCGGTTGATCTTCGCCCCGGTCGCCTCTTTGACAGCCCATGCCGCCTGTTCCGGGCAGATGGTGAAGCTGCACAGATCATCGATCCGCCCGATGTTCAGGGAGTCCCCGAACGCCAGGGCTTTCTCGACTGCCCAGCAGAGATCGTTCATCGCCAGGATCGGCTTGCGGATAAAGGGATTGGCGACGTTGATAATCCCTGTTTCCAGTGCGGACTTGACCATGGCGTTCAGGATCAGGTCATGGCGCATATTGGCCGACAGCCCGCACACAGAGGCGAACCGCAGACCGATGGAACGGGGATAGATCGTCGGAACCACCCCCTCCAGGGTGCGCTTGGTGGAATCGTAGACCGAGACGACATCGGACAGGACCGACCCGGAAGAGGCCCACAACAGCAGGGGAGGCCGGGCGGATTCCTTCATCAGCCGGATCAGCTTGAAGAATCCGGTAAGGTTGTTGCTCAGCGCCTCCATCGGGTCGTCGTCGCAGGACTTGACCGACGAATGGCCGGCGAGATGGATCACCGCGTCGTAATCCGAGAAGGCGAAGTCCTCGGTCAGATACCGGAAATCCTGCTTGACGTTCGGCAGCCCCGGATTGCCCCTGGCCTCGCTGTCGAGGGAATAAACCTCGTGCTTCCGTCCCAGGGTCGCGAAGAGCGTCGAGCCGATATACCCGCAGCCGCCGATGATTAAAATCTTCACGCCGACGCCTCCGCCTTTTCGAGAAGTGCATCGCGCGCCCAGCTCCCCGGAGCCTTGCCGACCCCGTGAGCCGTCTTCTTCACCTTCTCCATCTGCTCCGGTTTCAGGCAGATCGTGAAGTGGACCGAGTGATGGTCATCTAGTGGGCGCTTCGGATACACCATACAAGATATAGTAGTGTCCTATACCTTGGGCGTCAACGAAATCGTGAATAAATTATCCGCACATTCCCGATTCGTCCGGGATATTTTTTCACTCGCCCCGAGTCGTTTGGATCGATATGATCATGGTTCGCGGAACGTTGGCGGTTTAGTCCTTGTCCCTCACCAGCACAGCGGGCGCTTATGATGTTGCCGCGTCAGTGGCCGAGCAATCAGCCACCTCTGACGGTCCATCCACATCATCGGCAAAGGTTAGGTTGGCATTCGCGTAGTAACCCGGCGTAATGCCCTTGGGCGACACGGGGAACGGGCGCGACAGGTAAACGGTGCGTCCGTGGAAATCGAGGTAACGGCGACCTTCCTTCATCTCCTTGGAAACCTGCGATCCATCGGACCACGTAACGGGCAGACCGCACGCGAAGGCGTGCAAGGCTGTATAATCGTCGTGGGTGCCATCCCCGTACAGAATCGCGACTGCTAGTGCGGCGGCAAGCATCATGATTTCTCCACCAGTTCACGCAACCGCTTTAGCTCGGACATCAGTCTCTCAGCGCCTCGTCGATCATCGCTGACCAGCAATCCCGATTGGTTGTATATCCTGCGCCATCACATTCTAGGCAGTCCCAGTTTGGGGCGGCGTCTAACATTGCATCGGTCGGCTCACGCATAGAGGTGATGGCAACACGGGCAGATTGTCTCCATCTGTCGGCTAATTCGTCCGAAAACTGGTGCCAGTTTGCATCTGCGATTTCCAAGGCAAGCTTGAAGCTGACCGTTGGCCCGAGACTGGCGGCAAACAGCGACCGCGCCACACGCTCAATCATCTCGCTCACTCCAGCATCTCCTTCGCCTTAACCAAAGCCTCTAGCTCTTTGAGCCGGGCCGTTCGTTTCGCTCGCCACTTTCGCATGTAGTCTCGCTGGTAGGCAGCGCGGTCGAACCTTCCCGGTAATCCTGCGGAATCCGGATTGTTAGGTGAGGCCCGATCTTTATCGGCCAACTTCCCCACAGCTCTTTCATCCGCTCGATTCCGGCCTGGCGCCGGCGATTGTTCTCGATGTTTTGCCTTACCCTTTCCGATGAGGATTTCGCAGACATGATCGACCTCGCGTTTGCCGCAGAACTTGCATTTGATGGCATCCATAACCGTTAGTCTAACGTAAGTCTCACGTTAAAGCTATGGCGATCTATATCGAGCAAAACCGAAATTCTTTGGGGGGACGGAAGAGGTGGCCTCCCTGCCTTTGACCGGGTTCGCGTCCCGACGCCCTGGGGAATTTCACGCCCGCGCCGGCCTCGGCCAGCTCCGCCAAGATACACGCGCAGGTAGCAGACTTTGGCGATCCGCGAGGCCATTTTCCATAATAGCGATTATGATATATGTGATACCAGCAATATCAATGCGTTAGCTATTCAATCATAAGTTGCGCCGAACGACCTACTACCAGTAGTATGCCCATATCGCATTCCAGTCCCGAGATCGGTAGAATCGTGGCCATGACAGACCAGGCACAGAGCGGGATCCGGCCCGAGTTCCAGGAGTGGCTCGACACGTACGCGCGGCGGAAGCACACCATCTCTCACGTCAAATCCTTCGTCCCAAAATATTCCCCGAGTTTGCACTGTACCGCAATGAACCGGGCGCTGAAGTGGCTTCTGCCGTGGGAGGCGTTTGAGTACCCTGGCATTATACAGGGTTCGTGCGAGGCTTTGCCGGGCCTATCGATGTGGTCGATCCTGGCTTACCGCAAGGGAACGAGGCGCACGCCTCCGCACGTTGCTAGAGCTCTAGCAGAGATAGTGCGGGCTGAGGTTGAGAAGGGAAAGGCAGTGCTTGCCGAGCTTGAAGAGATCGCGGCACAGCCGGCTGGGCGTAAGCGCTCCGGGTTCATGGTCGTACGAGATCGGGGCGAGGGAGTTCCTACGGATAAGCGCAGGCGAGGAAGGCGGGTTTAGCGACCGCACGCCTTGTTCCACTGGCCGATATAGTCGTCACCGAGAACAGCAGCGCAGCGTCCTTGGCTGTTGGTTTTTAGTACGGCGCGCACCGATTCGTCCTTCGCACACATTAGGCCGATTTCTGCGTTGGTCCTTTGCTTAAGTTCGGCATCAATGTGATACAAGGGTCGAGTGCCGCTCGTCGTTGCCATGACGTGGGACGACTGGCCTGCGGGAAATTGAACGTTATCGCCGAGCGCAATGCTACAACTCTGGCCGGCGGCTTGGCTGCACGCGTTCATGCCGATGCATATAAGGAACGAGCCGGTCGCAACAGCACTCATCCCCAGCACCCCTGTCTGTCGATATCCACCGCCTTGATCATGCTTGAATCATAACATCTCTGAGGCTTTAAGCCAAGATGCTGGGCTTGGGGAGGGGGGTTTGCTTCATTTATCGCTCCAGCCGATCTACGATAGCCGTCATGAGGGAAACATACTTGCCGTGTTGATCCAGATGCGATGTCCCGGCGAACGCCAGCGCCATCAGTGCAACGAATATGATTAGCGCGCTCAGGTCGCTCACTTCCCCACCCCCTCGATCACTGCCAAAAAATAGGTCTTGACCGATCCTAACGTTAGGCGCATATTCCTTCTCATGACGGATGGCAATCGTGCCGCCGAGACTGGCTTAAGGAGCCGATGATGAGCAAAACCCCGATCACAAAGCTGGATGCCGATTGCCGCGATCAGATTCGTAGCGCGGTTTACGACTATTGCCGGTATGCGCCCAACAGCCATTTGGGCGACCTTAGCGCACGCGACGATATCCGCAGCGCTTTCTACATTCTGCGTAGCTGGAATGAAGGCAACAACATCTTGGTCGCTATTGGCCAGCTTGAGCGCAATGCTTATTCCATGATGGATATGTAACGGATGCTCAGAACGCGCACTAAGCGCCGTAGAATTCTCAGGATCGCGTCTCGATGGAGGCGCGATGCTTGTGCTTTGCGTGACCTTGGATTCCCGGAAATGGCAAACGCCCATGACGCTCGACGTGACGATCCAGCGTCTGAAACTATGCGCAACCTTTGGACTGCCATAGGACAAGCCGAATGCTTCAATGGAATGTCGGACCAATACATCGCCGAAATTCTGAGCCCGGAAGCGCCCAAGAGATGACCCCGGACCTTCTCCGCGAACTCGGCGAACTCCTGTACGGCAAGCTCTGGCAATCGGAGCTTGCCCGTCAGCATGGGGTAAACGATAGGCGTGTGCGGGCCTGGATCGCCGAGGAACGTCCAATACCCGAAGGCTTGCAGGACGAGCTTGTGACCGCCCTGCGTGCGCGCCGAGACGCGATGACAGCGATGCTGAGAAAGCTCTCATAGCCTCTTCTCCAGTACCGCCCTAGCATCCACCCGGAACTGTTCCCATGCTTCGGTCTTAGCGAGGGTGAAGAGTTGATTTAGGGTGTTATCGGATAGGGTAGGGGTGGGTTTGAAGCGGCGGAGGGCGAGATTTATCGCATCCACTACCTGCCTCGTGCTTAGCCGGGCACCATAGAATTCTTGTAGCGCGGGAAATTCACTGGAAAGCAGCGCGTATATCGCTTCATCGGAGGGATATACCTGCTCTGCGACCTCGCACCTGGGGCACGGATCACCGTCGCCGCCGTCAAACCAATGACCGCACTTGACGCACTCGCGCGAAGGCTTCCCTCCCTCTGTATCTGCTGATGGTGGCAGGCACGGGGCGACGTAGCGCCAGCCGCGACGATGCATTTCCTTGCCAGTGATCGGGCCGACTTCATTTGCCGAATACCAAGCGCCGCCTACCCAATGGGCAACATGAGGCTCCCAGGCGCGCTCGGAATCCAACCAGTGGTTCATGTGTTCGCGATGCTCGTCAGGCGGCTCACACGTCTTTACTGCTTCCTGGGTGGATGAGCGGGAGAGGTAGTCGCGGAGGGCATCAATCGCCGAGGCGAGCGGATTGATCGTTTCGAAGCTGACGCGCGTCTTGGCTTCGTCGGCCAAGCGGCAGGCAGCTTCCACCACCTGGTCCTTTAGGCGCTGGTGTTCGGTGTCAGTGGTCATGACGAATTTTCCGTTCGAAGAGATCAAAATCCTCAGACAGCAACCGGATTTGGAAGTATGTCCACGGGACAAATAGAGCCGCCAATATCAATTGGCCTGTGTCCGGCCGGCCGTTGGCTAGACGGTCAAGCGCAAAGAGGATCAGGCCGAGATTGAGCGTGATTGCAAACACTCTCGCGACAATGCAGCCGCGCTTCCCTCTCGACATGCTCCATTTGGCCGCCACTGATCGCGTGTCGTCCATCATTCAGTCTCCTTGGTGATGAGGGATCGCCCGCCAATTTTGAGCAGGTAGGCGAGCGGCAGGCTTGACCAGTCGAAGTCGTCCTTGAAGTCTCCACAGTGATGCGTGCGCGTGGTGAGGACGTGTCCGGCGCCCCTCGGCATAGAATGGCTTGTGATGCCAAGCATCGCGATGCGCTCAGCCCACGGCACGGGTGCGGACTTCGTGCATTCTCCGGCAACGCCAGTGCTAGTGCGCCACCAATCACAGCCCGCGCAGCAAGGGCCGTGCTCGACATAGAACCGGTCCATGAGTTCCTGTAGCTGTCGAGCGTCGCTCACGTCCCCTTACTCCCGTCATTGGAATAGGCGGTGAGGATGGCGTATATCAGCGATATCGGTGCGGTATCGCCGGGGATGTTCTCCAGGCGCTGGCCGTCATACCAGTTCCGGGCATTCTGGATCGCGCCGTTCAGCCCCTCTAGCTTGTCGGCGGTTAGGCGTAGGCGGGTGATGAGGCAGTCGGGCTTATGATCGAGACCGCCCCCGCCAGCGCGCCAGGGTCCTTTGCAGGCGGCGCAGTAGTATTGGGTGCTGCCGAAATTGCGCGGCGTCGCAACTTGGCCTTCAAGGAATGAGAGGGTTTCCCGCATAATCCCCGATATGGATTGGTCCATCGTCTATTCCCCCTTGTCTTCGGTGGTGAGGGTGTTGCCCTCGGTCTGGTTGAAAGACGCCATCCAACGCCGAGCACCCTCCTGAGCCTTCGGCGCATTGGGGAAGGCCAGTAGATAGCGAATCGCCTCAGCGCCATTGCGGATGCCTTCGGCCATTTCGAGGACAAGATCGCGCCGCGCCTTCACTTGGGACTCAAGTTCTCCGACATAGGACAGGGCCTCCCGTAAGTCGGCCTTGGCCACCTTTACGTCCTTGAGCCAATGGCCGACTGTGCCGTCACTGAGCCTGCAAAGCGCCTCTCGCTGAGCCGGCGTAGCCTTCTCATAGCGGGAGGTAATGGCGGAGAGGTCTGGTTTGCCGGTCATGGGGATTTCCTCCGCGTTTCCGCACGAATGGGAAGAAGCAGGATCAAAGTTGGCGCGAAAATCAGGGCGACAAGCAGAAGCCATCTCATGGCGTAGTTGCCCTCTTGAAGGCCTTGTCCAGGCCGTGGGTGGGGATGGGGAGAGCCGCTTTGAGCATCCGCAGCGTGTCGGCGATCACCTTCTCCGTTTCGGCGCTCGGTGATCGGTCATCGGCATCCGGGCTATCGTCGCTCTCGGTCATCGCCAGAGCCTTCTCCATCGCCACCAAATCCCCGCGCATCCTGTTCAGGGCTGGCTGGATTTCATCCCAGACCGCACCAGGCGCCGGCAGGCAGAAGGTGTTTGTCCAGTGCTTCAGGACTTCCGCCAGGCCGGTGGCTAGGAGGCTTGCCGGCATATCCCGGCAACTCGCCTTCCAGGTCGCATGAAGGCTTGCCGTGTCTGGTGCCTTGATCCCGGTTGCCTCGGCGTGGCGCAGGAGAGCCTTGCAGATGACTCCGATCTCAGGATCTGTCGGCCCCGCGAGTACGCGGCGCTGGGCCTCAATGGCGCTGCGCAGGGTTGTCGATGACAATCCCTCCGGCAGGGTCGGCGAAGGGTTCCAGCGGGCCAGCGCCGTCACCACAGAGCCGATCAAGTTCGGCGAACTGGTCGTCGAGAGTTGGCTTTGCTGAGCGTATGCGAGTGCCGTTGACATTGGCGATCTCCGGTAGGGGCTTGGCGAGTTCGGCGGCGTATGAAGCGATTGCTTTTTCGACGTAGGCGATGCTGCCAGGCGGCCCCAGCGGTCCACGGCTCAGCATCATTTTCTCGACGGCTGGCAGGATGAGGTTTTCAGCGGACCAGCCCTGCTTGATCCACATCTCGACGCGGGCCATCGCACCGAACCATTTCTGCTCGTCGGAGCTGATGCCCATCAGGGCGAGCATCTTTCGCCAGACAATGACGTGCGGGCGCTCTGGCGCATCATCATCATCATCTATAATTCCCTGTCCCTGTCTCTTGGATGGCGTTTCCTCGGGGACAGTATGGGGACAAGCAGGCTCTGTCCCTGGGGACATTCTGCCCGTGTCCCCAGGGACACCTGTGGCGTGTCTCAGGGACAGGAACTGCTCCAGCGTCGGCATCGGCATCTGCGCTGAAGAGTCATTGGCGTGGCGCTGATTGTGCTTCTTGATCCGGCCACATTCGCTGCGCCAACGCTGTTCGAGTTTGGACTTCCATGCGTCGTTGACGCCCTCTGCTACGACGGAATGATAGAGCCTCCCATCAGCGCACTTGCCCCAGCCATGCAGCGCGCCGGCCTTGATCTTCTTCCATGTTTTGAGGTCGCGTCCGAGTTCGGCTAGGCGGCACAGGTCAACATCGTCGTCAGGCAGCGATCCCGCCGGAACCTGATCCCATGATTTAAGCCATAGGGTGACGCCGGCACGCCATTCGCTGTCGGACGCGCGGGCATGGAAGCTTGATCCGAACAGACGAGCGCGGAACATCGGCGTGAATGCGAAATCACGGATATCGACATCTGCGGCAACAGGGGGAGCAGGAAACGTCACGCTGTAACTACCCTCACACTCTCGCCAGGGCACAACCCGTCAGGCTGAAGTCATGGCTCGATGGACGTGACATCGAAACGAACGGCTCCTTACGCTCCGCACGGGGGCTGTTGGTGAAGGAAAGACCGCTTGCTGAGATTAGCTTGGCAAACGCCTTGTCGCCCCCGATACCCTTGTCGATCATCGATGCCCGGTCAGGGGCGGTTGGGTGTCCCCCTTTAATGCGATCAACATGATATCGAACGGCGGAATGGCCGCAGCCATACTCCCTTGCGACTTCACAGACACCGCGATCCCCAGCAATAATTGCCCGAAGAACGCTTTCCGGTATGTGGTATTTGCTGGTGAATGGCATCGGCTAGGGTCCCGTTGGCGATAGTGTTTTGGAAGTCAAAGGGGTCTTTTCAGACCATGCAACTAGGTTGAATCGTGGTGTTGGGTGTTGGTCATGTCACACCGTCTCGATCTTGATTGGATACAGAGCTTCGACTTCCCGGCGCTTGATCTTGAAGCTGTCGGTTTCGATGCCCTTTGTGTCGATGAAGTGAACGCTATCGTCCGTGCGAAACTCGACGAAATCGATCACCAGCTTTGTCCCGCCGGGAAGATGAATCGGGACTTGGCGCAGGAAGAACAGTACCTCGCCCATCTGCTGGCGGTATTTGATCGTGTCGTAGTAGTTCGCCTCTTTCTTGCTGGCGAACTTGATCCCGTCGCGCTCGGTTTGGATGGCGCGGAACTTGTGCTGAACCTTACGGCGGGGTCCGAAGATGTCGGCGGGGCTGGTCATGCTGGCACCACCTGTAAAAGGTCGGGCTGGAACTGACCTTTCGCCGGGGCTCTGGCACTCACGCGGTAATCAGCGAAGTCGGGGCATTTGCCGCGATAGATTCCTGAGTTCACCCACCGCTGGAAATCCATCAGCCGTTGATGACCAATGTTGCCGTTATATCCCCCTAGGGGCAGGCGCTCCCGCCGCCGATCCTTGGTCATGATGTACGGCTTGATCTTGAGTTCCCGCATCCGATTGAAGCGGTGGAAGATCGACGCCCATGTCTCGTCTGGATCGTCTCCAGTCAGCATGTAGACCATGAGCGAACTCGGCTTGATGCCGACAGCGCGCAGGCGATCTACGCCACGAAAGAACAGGGCCTCATCACCGATGCTATCCCATGCGGTATAGAGCCGGCTGCGCTTGAAGCTATCGTCGGTGAATTTAATGGAGGCGAGGTCAACGGCTATCTCATCGGTGATGACGCGGATGTTGATGCCTTGGTTAAAGCAGACCTTGAATTTACCTTCCCGGATCTCGGCTAGGCGAGATTTCCAAACTACCTTTGGTACACCGAAGAAATCGTTATCGAGAAGGTGGATGTGTTTCGGGTAGGGAGCGCCGCGCCAAATCGGTGCGATTTCGGACACCGGAACGGGCTTTCCTTCCTTGCCCGGGACCACGCAGAAAGTGCATTTGAAACGGCATCCGCGTTGTGAGAAACCAAGGCTCGCGGTGAAATCCGGCCAATGGTCATAATCCACGCCATCATAATCGCCGATGACGCTTTCGACCTTAAGCTTCCCCTCGGGGTCAACGCCCGTTCCACCGATTAGCGCTTCGGGAAACTCCCGGCGAAAAGCTTCGACATGCTTGCGGGAATAGTCGAATATAGTGCTGCCGTAGACCGCGCCATAATCAGGCTCGTCCATCCGACGATACGGGGAACGCGAGAAATGTACGGCGTCGCCCCGAGCCTTGTGAAACCCGGAAAGCCTCATCAGGGCAAAGTTCGGCAGCTTGCCGTCCAGTTGGGTAAGGCGAACGTTCACGCTGCCCTCGCCACATCGAACAGCGTCTCTACAACCCTCTCACCTTCCCCATTATCAGATACTGGAGGATGGTAGCCGGGGAGGATTAGGGTCTTCATTGGACGAAGGCTTCCTGCTTCCCGGGGTGGCCGACGTGCTTCCTGCGCTCGTAGGACTGCACGATCACCTTGCCGGCCTCTTCAGCGGCCTGCTTTTTCTGCTCAGCTATTTCCGGCTTCATGGCGCGGGCCACAGCGAGGGCGAGTTCTCGGAATGCCTTCGCCTGTCCGTGATGGTGGCGACGGGCTTTGGAGAGATTCGCCTTGGCATGGTCAATCGCCGGATCGACTAGAAGAAGCCTGAGTTGTGACATCACTTCTTCGCCTCCCTATCGATCCAGTCCTGGAGTTTCGCTGCCAAGCCAGAATAGAAATCGGCCTTGTCGCTCAGCTTCTCCGCCTTCTTCAGCAGCCGTTTCACTCTCCATCGCGCGACGCTTAATCTCAGCGACATTTTCCCGTGTCTTTCTGATAGAGGTCTGTATGCGGGCGATGTCCTGTCGCCGCGTCATGTCCTGCCAGAGAGCGCGTTGAACGCGGGCAGCCTCTTCAAGTTTCTCGCGTGCCTCCTGCGGGGGATTTCCCTTCTTGTAGAAGAACGCGACGATACGAGCGTACGAAAGGCCGCTGGCCTCCGATGCCCGCACAAGAGCAGACTGTCGGGATTCCCCTGGAATTCCGGGTAGTGCGCAGTCGAGTACTAGGCTGCGGGTGTCCATCTCACTTTTTCCATTTTGGAAAGACTTTTTCTCCACCTGAAACATCCCTTCGATCATTGTCGGGGCGTTCAGGAGGACACGAGAGATGCATGGACCTAGGCATATCAGCGAATTCACGGATCTGATCTTGGCGGAACTGTCCGTGACCGCTGGTTGCCAAAGGTGCGTCGTCGTTAACCTGGCCGAATGGAGGCATGCTCACGCTCGTGCCAAAACCAAAACAAGCGTAGCTACCGAGAGCCAAGCGGTGGCACTGTTCGAGGGGGGTCATAGCCGCCCCACGGAATGCGCGGTTACGAACCTAGCGGCCTCGCCGTGACCGCAGGACTTGCATCGGTCACAGATGCGATTGTGCGGACCGTCGCTAACAAAATCCCGATGGCACGAGAGGCAATCGCGGATCGAACGGGTAGAGACAGGCGTCTTGAACCGTTTGGCGGAGGATCGCTTCTGTATCGGCTTGTCGAGAGAGGCCCAGACCAGCGCCCTAACCTTATCCCTCACGCGGGAATAGGGCATGCCGAGGATGCGGGCGATCTCCGGGACGGGCGTCCCATCAACCAGATGCTGCGCGATCAATTCCGCCTGTTCGCTCGTGAAGCGGATGTAATTTCCCGCACCCCGGCTCATGTCAGGTCCTTCGTGTTCGGATTATTCCCGTATATCGGGTTGATCTCGTCGGAGAGGGGTGGTGGGTCCATGTTTGGGGACCACGGGCGTTCCTGCGGCGATGCTGAAGCCGAACTCCTAACAGCCGGAATATGCCCACTACGGGCGGCCAAGCCGCCGCAGGAACGAGGGCTGCCCATTACGGGCGAAACTGTGCCGTCTCTCCGAGCTGTCACGCCTGTATCTTCCGGACCAGCCCGAAAGCTGCCTCTCGCGTATCCGGCGTTCGATTGCGTTGCCGGTCTTTCCCGGCTGTCAGCCCGAGCGTCGGGCACGGTATACGACGGAATCCTTTCTGATCCCGTCGTGTTCTGGAATGCGCTGTGGGCGTTCTGCGGGCCAGCCAACCCTCTGCGGGAAGGCTCAGCCGTCGCCGGCCGGCGCCGATCGGTCAGATGTCGGTGTGCTTCAGCACTGCAAGCAAGGACGGAATGTGACAACATCGCGTCATGTGCGGCTCCTTTCTTTGGTGGCGAGTTTGGCGGAAATGCGGGAAGCTCCCGCTTGCCGAGCCAACGCCCGGCGCTGTCCCCGATGGAGGCAATTTCGTCCACCAACGGGGTAACGGAAGAAAAGACCCCGACAGCCGAAGCCATCGGGGTTAGCACCGCGCATAGGCCACCAGGGAGGGGTGACGACCGCGAGGGAATGCGGCGCGCGGTTGACGACAAAGAGGAAGCCGATCCGCAGAAAGCGAACCGGGAAAAGTGGTCACGGTGGCTGAGGCAGGAGGGCGCACCCATCAATACGGCTCCTTCCAATAGGAGCCGTAGGGCGGGTGAGCCATCACGAAGTCCCGACGGGAAGCCGCCAAGTGCATGAGCACTCGGAAGGTCAGGATCAGCGCGTCAACACCGGAATGGTATTTGACGGCACGGGCGAATATCTCAGCCTCGGCTCTGTGGGTTTCCGGGCGGATCACCAGTGGCGCTCCCATTCGGAATACCGAGGCTCAAGCTTGGCCGCCCGCCACAGCCCAACATACGACTTGACCAGCCATATGAATCCACAGAGGGCGGCGAAGAGAAGGCAGCAAGCTCCGTACAGTTGCTCGCCCTGGAGGGTTTGGAGCGTGTCCAAGAGGTGGTGGCCGGTCATGATTGCACCGGGGGCTTGGGGGCTTGCCACTTGAGACCAGATTCGATCAGCGCAATGCGGGCGATCTGCCGAGCGGTCTCTCCGCCAAGTGGACGCCCGCAATCGGTTCGACCAACGGCAATCCGGCTCAGCGCATCCAGAAGCGTTTCGGATTGGGCGCTCATGGCTGCGCCGACGCAATCAGCCCAGCCGCAACCGAGAACCACACGATGAACCCAAGAGACACCAGGGCGAGACCCCGGAAGTCAGCGAGCGTTCTGTGCTCAGGCTTGGTCGAGATCGTCCAGACGCCGAAGCCGATGGCAAAGGAAAAGCCGGCGGTCAGGAGAACTGTAATGAGGATGAGCGGTGTCACGGTTCCCAGTCCTCCGGGTCACGAGCAGGAAGAGTCGCCCAATCCTCCGCAACAGCCTTCCTGCCCTTAGCCAAGGCACGGGGAATCAATATGGCTGCTAATAGACAGGGAATGAGGAGGAGCCAGGGCATTAGGCTGCGTCCTCAAGGTTGAGAAAGTCGTTTGCTGTGACCTCGCCGCCCGTCTCACGGATGATCGCCACCATGTTCTTGTCGGACGGCTTCAACTCGCCGCGAAGCCAGCGATAGATGCTGTTCGCCTGTCCCAAGCCGAGGCGCTTGCCCATTTGCATGGGGCTAACGTCGTTCTTTTCGAGCCATGTGCTGAGTTTAGGACGACAATTTAGCGGGATCGGCTATCATGTCAACAAAAATTAGCGGATTTCGCTTATCGCGCAATTCCGGGGATTTGTGTATGCCCGGCGACATGGCCGCACCAACGAATCGCTTAGAGTTCTGGCGGAAGGAGAGGGGATTGTCGCGCAGGGCACTGGGCGACCTGGCTAAATGTCACCCGCTCACAATCGAAAAATTAGAGCGCGGCAAGATGAGCTTGACCGACGAATGGCTTGCCCGCCTGGCACCGATTTTAGGTGTTGCGAAGGGCGAAATTTTGGAAGACAGTAACGCCATTCCAATTAACGTCAAGATAATCCCTGTCCTTAAGTGGGGCGACGGGCGGGACCTGGGGGAATCTCCCAATATGGGCGACACAGTTGCTGTTGCCACCGATCTGGATGACCTGAGGGCCACCCGTGTTGTGGGCAATGCTATGAGTAGGGTCGCGGCAGCAGATACCGTGATCATCTTCGATAAGAGTGACCTAGAGCTGGTCAATCGGAAGCGCTATCTCATACGTCTCAACGGTGAGATTTTTTTTCGACAATTTAAGAATGTTGGCGGCCCTCCCCGCTTCGAAGCGGAAAGCACGGAGGTTTACGAGGCCATCTACCCGTCCGATCTCAATCCCGTAGAGGTTATTGCGAGGGTGTTGCACGCTGTCGCCGATTTGTGATTAGCGAGATCGGCTAAAAAACTTCTGGACATGTTAGCGTAATCCGCTATAGTCGCTCCATCACGCCATTGATTGGCGGAAAGATGGGGACGATAGAATGGCGCAGACAATCGAAATTATCGCTGACCGCCTGGAGCGGCTTCAGTCTTTCTCCCTCGGTAAGGGGTCGCACACCTCAATCGAGAATGGCGCCTGCATCATGGAGGCCGCTGCCTGGATCGCCGGGGAGCGCTGGTCCGACCATCCGAAATGCGCCTGCCCAGTCATCACTGCATTTCTGCAGAACTGGAATGACAGCCTTTCGGATGAGGACCGCAATCGGCTCTTGAAGCCGCTAGTCCTGCGCGTCGTTGGAACTCGGGCAACACCGGAAATCGAAAAGCGCCGCGCCATTATGGCGGCCGATTGGTATGTCCGCGTCCAGACGCCCACATGGCTGCGGCTCGCTGGACTGGCCGAGCAAGCCGATGCGGTCGCCGCGCTTCCCGAAATCACCGATTTCCTACAATGCCCATCGCTGATGCCGGTGCTGACCGCCGTCCGCGATCAATCGTCGGCGGCACGGTCGGCGGCAGAGTCGGCGGCATGGTCGGCGGCACGGTCGGCGGCACGGTCGGCGGCAGAGTCGGCGGCACGGTCGGCCCTCGAAACCACCCGCATTGAACTCCAGCAGTCAGCCCTCGATCTGGTCATTCGCATGATCGATCTGAGTGCGCTTCCCGTCGCCGCCTAACCCCAAAGGTAACGGGAGAGCAGATATCATGGCACTCACCAATATTTTCCGCGAGCCTCGCCGAGAGATCACTGAGAGCGTCATCGGGATCACGATCATCGGCGCCCTTGGATATGCCGATCTCAAATTTGCTCGTTGGCTTCAGGAGGTATCCGGCCCAGGCTACAATGAGGTCCCGTGGCCCCTCGGGATGATGGTTGGCCTCCTAGTCGCTGCGGTCTTCATTTTCCTGCTTTTCCTCACTCACGAAGTCGGCGATTCCATCTGCGATGCGCTAGCTGAGCGCGGCCTGGAGCTTCGCCCGAAGAACCGTCCGGGGCGTCGGTGATGACCCACTCCCTGATCAATAGCGGCCTCTCCGTGGGTACTCGCTTCCCCGATGAATCCACCCATCATGAGTATAGCGCCGAGACGATGGACCGTGAGGCCGAACTGATCCGTCAGTCCGAGGCCGCTTTCGCTGAGCGCTTTGCCGCCGGCCTCGTCGGCTTCACCGAACTCTGCCGGGAAGCCGGTATGCCCCATCGCCAGATCAAGGCTTGCCGGGATGCCATCGGGTTATCGGTGGATCGGAGGGAGGTCTTCGCCGCGCTCGCATCGACCCTTCCGAGTGACATCGTTCGTGCCGGAAGCGTGTCGCATTACGTGGATGCCTATCTCCGGGAGATCGCGGCGGATGCAGGGCTGCTCCAGATGGCGGACGCTGCCGAATGACTGACCTCATCGCCCAACTTCGCACCGCCGAGACAGTCGCCGAACAGGCAAATGCTGCCCTGGCGAACACACACAAGTTCGAGCGCGATCTATCCGCAGCCACCGAGATCGTATGGCGAGCATTCCTCCGGGAACTGCCAGAGGATCGCCGCTCCCTGATCACGGCAGATGCCATGCGTGAAGCCGCCGACGCCGCAGTCTCAAGGCTTCTATCCCCCATCCTCGAACCCACCCAGGAGCATGCCGAAGCAATGGCCAATGCCCTCTTTGAGATCGAGCGGGAACTTGCCGATGAGCGGCTTGGGATAGGGGTATCGATACCTGCGCTCGATATGGCGGACCATCTTCGGGACGCTGCCGAATGAGCGCGAAATGGACCCAAGAGCAGGCTATCGAGCTGTGCCGCAAGATCGAAGTGATCGCGCCGAAATACGGCTGTCACGTCGCCCTGACCGGCGGGACGCTCTACCACTTCGGGGAGCGGAAGGACGCCGACATCCTGTTCTACCGCATCCGGCAGATCGCCTACATCGACGTAGACGGCCTGATGCTCGCCCTGTCGGAGATCGGCATTGAGGCCATCCGTGATTACGGCTGGTGCTACAAGGCGGCATACGGTGAGCAGCCGATAGACTTCTTCTTCCCGGAGCGCGACGGCATCGAATATCCGGGTCACTCAGACCCGCCAAGCGTGGCCTTTGCACCCACCGAGGAGCCGGAGGTCGTGTTCTGATGCGCCGCTCCCGCAATACGCCGCTCGACCGAAAAATACAGAAGCGGTGGAGCGCTCCCGTTGTCGAGCCTCCATGCCGCATCAAAACCGGGATCACCGGAAGCGACCCCGATTCAAATTGCTTCAACGTCTGCATCAAGTGCGGCTCTCGTTTTGGGCAGCCTTGTCGGGAGGAGCAGCCATGACCCTCCGGGAAGCACTCTCATCATCCATAGAGATCGAAGAGGCGAGGGAACGGACAACGTGGCGGCCGATTGAAACGGCTCCACGCGACGGGACGGAAATCCTCGCTTACAGCGCCATCGGATGCACCGATGTCATGCTGGTTCGCTTTACGTCAATGGCCGAGTTCCTCACCGACAGTGAGGTTGACGCGTACATCGATGCTGGTGCCGACGCCGACATGATCGAACAAAGCGACTGGTTCTTTGCCGACTTTGTCCATGGCGACCGACTGTCTCCCGATTGCTACCCGACGCACTGGATGCCGCTACCCAAACCCCCTGAGCCACCGGGGGAGATCAGTCTGGCCGATGGGCGGAAGACAGCAGGTTAACCGAAATAGAGAGGATCTGAATTATGCCGTTCGACAGCCTGACATTCGATGATGTCTCAGTACCGGTCGCCAAGCCATTCGATTTCGATACGGCGACGCCTGACGAAAGGCTCTGTGAACTCGCCAGACTTCTGGAGAATGAGCAGGAGTGGCGGGATATGATGATCTGGGATTACGGCGTTGAGCTTCAAACCGGTGGCATCTGCGGAACTTCGGGCTGCGCGATGGGTCTCGCCCGCGTGACGTGGAGCGGATACGCAGCCATTTTCCAGCGTAATATCTTTGCCGAGAAAGAAGCCTTCGACCTCACGAGCAAGCAAGCGGACTTTCTGTTTGGTGGCGAGGCGTATGGCGGCAAAGACAGCGACTATATCACCCCCGGCATGGTCGCCACCGCCATCCGCCAGTTCGTCGCCAACCGTCAGTCCGCATCATGACCACCGAGACACCCCGTACAGCATCAGATGTTCTCAGGGCGGCTAGGGAGAAGATCGAGAAGCCGGAGAATTGGACGACAGGCGCGATGGCTCGCGGGAAACTCGCCGTCCATGTTTGCCGCTTTCCAAGGCTGCGCGGTGCTGGTGCAGCATGGGAGCAATCGAGGTCGCAGCCGGCGGATCGGATGAGGGCGCATATGCCCGCGACATCCTCCGGAAAGCCACTGGTGCCCATACTATCGGCAAGTGGAACGACGAACACGACCACGCCGACATTCTCAACGGGTTCGACCGTGCAATCCAACTAGCAGACAGCGCAGATAAGGGGGAAGTGGTATGAGCGGCCCACGATTTTTGCAAACCGGCTTCGAGAAAATCCTGTCCCATTCCGTCGAGGAATGCGGCGAATTCCTGGCCGCAGCCGGTAAGACGCAGCGTTGGGGCGCGAACAGCTTCAACCCGCTTCTCCCGCCGTCCGAGCGCGAAACCAATCTGGTCTGGCTGCGGCGGGACATGCGCGACGTGATCGAGGTTCTTCGCCGTCTGGATAGGGCGATGCAGGCCGAGTGCGGCTGCGATCCGATCTTTGAGGATGCCGCGCCATGAGCGAACCCACAAAATGTGCCTGCGTCTCGCCAGACGCCAAGGTCTGCGCCGACCGCCGGTACAACCGATACATCTTCGATGACTGTGACCACGAGTTCTACGAAGAGGGCGATCCCTGCGATTGCCCTTGCCACGATGAACACGAGGAAGAGGATTTGTGGCCATGATCACCCTCCGCGACACGCTGATCGACACGCGCAATCTCCCTCCTATCCGGTCACAGGGCGCGGCCTACAAGTCCAAGCGCACCATTGGCTTCTGGATGATCTTGTCAGCTTTAGCTGCTGGTATGGCTGTGGCGATCTATGGGGTGCTGAAGCATGGGTGAGAACCTGGCGAAGGCCGAGAAATGGTCCCTAACCACCGATGAAATAATCGACGCCCTGAAAGAGCTTGTCGATCTATCTGAGTGCGAGACAGCACGGATAACGCTGTTCGTTAACGGTGGCGCTGCGGTTGCGATTGGCGGTGAACATGCCCGGTCACAGTTCCCTGGAAAGACCGCTGAACTGGCGCTCATCAAGGCGCGCGATGCGATCCTGAAGACGAGGGCGGCATGAGCGATCTATCGCGCATATCGGGACTGTTCGTCGGCCAACTGAGCGACGCGGAACTGGTGGAATTCAATGAGGCCGTCCGCGAGGGTCGCGCCCGTCGCAGCTATGAGGGGGCTATGGGCTTCTTAGGCTGTCCGGTCGTGAGGCTCATGGACCCCGATTTCGAGAACGAGTGCCGCGATTACAAGCTCCACCAACACGATTACCTGTGAGGATGAAATGACCGATCTATTGGATATGGGGCAAGTCCCGACGATCAGCACGCCGAAGCGCGCCAGCGTGGCCGTAAAGGCTCCGCGCGTGCCGAGGAAGGCCGCGCCAGCCAATCTCCCTGCCGTCGAGGAAGCCCCGCCCAACATGCTGTCGGCCATCGTCATGCTGGCAAAGGACCAGTCCGTCGATGTCGCCAAGCTGGACGCGATCTTGCAGATGCAGGAGCGTTTAGAGGACCGCCAGGCCAAGGTGGAATTCAGTCGAGCGCTGACTCGCCTCGCCGGCAAGCTTCCGCGCGTCAAGAAGAACGGCACCATCAGCCTCGGCCAGGGCAAAGGAGAAATCCCGTTCGCCAAGTGGGAGGACATGGACAAGATCATCCGCCCGCTGATGGATGAAGAGGGTTTTACCCTTTCCTTCGACAGCGACCAGCGAGCCGACCAGGGCGGCGGGATCATCGTTACCGGCGAACTGCTCCACCGCGACGGCCACAGCAAGACCGCCAAGATGGCGCTGCCGCTCGATACCGGGCCGGGCCGCAATAACCTCCAGGCGATGGGTTCAAGCCTCTCCTACGGCAAGCGGTACTGCGCGGAAATGCTGCTCAACATCGTCCGCGAAGGTGCGGATGATGACGGCGCGAAAGGTGGCGTTCAGTTCATCGGCCCCGGCCAGCTAGCGACCATCAAGAAGCTGCTGGCCGAGACGAACACGAACGAAATCCGGTTCCTCGAAACCATCGGCGTGTCCGAGCTTACGGACATCAAGGTCGGGGAGTTCACCATTGCGGTGAACCTGCTGAACGCGAAGAAGGCGGCGGCAAAATGAAGATCATCCAGTGCGCGCAGAACACGCCGGAATGGATGGCTGCCCGGCGCGGCATCCCTACCGCGTCGTGCTTCCATCATATCGTTACGCCGGCCAAGGGCGAGTTGTCCAAGTCATCGAAGGCATACGCCTACAAGCTGCTGGCGGAAAAGCTGCTCAACGCGCCAGCCGAAGACGGGCCGAAGTCCCATTGGATGGAACGTGGAAACGATCTGGAATCGGCAGCGGCCACCCAATACAGCTTCGTCAATGAGGTGGATCTGGAGCGCGTCGGCTTCATCACGACTGATGACGGTTTGATCGGGGCCAGCCCCGATAGGCTCATCAAGGGCAAATCGGCGGGGCTGGAGATCAAGGTTCCGGCACCGCACACGCATCTTCAATATCTGCTCGAAGGCCCCGGCGCCGACTACCGCGTACAAGTCCAGGGACAAAATTACGTCTGTGAGTTCGACTACGTGGACTTCCTGTCCTACTCCGACCGGATGCCCCACTGCACGATCCGCACAGGCCGCGACGAGCCGTTCATCAAGCTTCTGTCGTCGGCGCTTAACGCCTTCAACGAGATGATGGCAGGGATGGAGCAACGGGCGCGGGCGCTCGGTCTGTTCCAGGCTTATGCCGAAGCTGAAGCCGATGCTGCCGCCGAACTTGATGCGGTGTTCCGCGCGGAGATTGCCGCATGACAGCCGAGGCTTCACAGGCGGCCGCCATCGCCAGGCAGTCTTACTGCGAGGCGAAAAAGGACCGGCTTGCCCAAAATCAGGATGGGGCGTGGAAGATCACGCTCAATTCGTTGGACCTCCCGCCGCACGTAATCGCCGCCCCGATGGGCACCCGATACATGATCGCGTTCGTGGAACTTGGCGACAACGAAGAGCCAGTTTCGCCTCTCGGCCCATCGGCCAGCGAGCGCGCCAAAGCAGCCTATCAGGCAAGCTCACCCGGAGATCAAGCTAGAGCGCGATCAGTCATGCTGTGCCGCGATCCCGACTTCCAGGCATGGGCGCAAGCAACCGATGAAGCCGAGGCGGCGACGTTTATCCGCAGGAGCTGCCGGGTTAACACCCGGGCTGCGTTCGCAGACAATCCCAAGGCCCTTGAAACCTTCCTCGCCCTGGAGCGGGAATACAAAGCCTCGCACCGCTTCCATGGAGATAGGCGATGATCCGCTCCGGCCTCCAGCGCAAGGAGAGGGGCGGCTACATCGCTCGGAAGAAAAAGCCGCGCACCGGCTTGGCACCCGAAGGCCCGTACCGCTCGCACAAGCATCTTCAGTGGATCAGGGGGAATATCTGCTACGAGTGCGGAGCCGGCGGGAAGATTGAAGCCGCGCACGTCCGTATCGGGACTGACGGCGGCGAGCGGGTGAAGCCTTCGGATTATTGGGTGATACCGCTGTGCATTCCCTGCCATGACCGGCAGCACGACGGCGAGCGCACCTTTTGGGGGCTGCGCAATCCCAAGGCTATAGCGCTCGAATTCGCCCGCCAGTCCACCGACAAGACCATCAAGCTTTCGGCGATGCGAGCACCGAGCGGGACTGACTTCCGCCGCCTTGAAATCGTGGAGGCCCCATGACCCCCAACCACATATCCCAATCTAGCTATAGGGGAGGGTGAGGGGATGAAGCCCACGCTGCATCAGCGCAAAATCCTCAAGCTCTTAGAGCCCATTGGATCAAATGGAGGGTATCCTGCGCGCCGCCTCGGAAAGCTGATTTGGGATGGATGGAGCGCCGGCACGGCATCGGGTTTCGCCAACCATGAATGCCGCCAGATGGAACGCGCAGGTTGGCTGAAGCGCCTTGACGATCAAAAGCCAATTGTTTGGCAGATCACTGAATCGGGTCGCGCCGCTATCGGGATCGATAAGGAGGGATGATGGGAAAGCTGACCGAACCTCAGCGCGTTCTCCTGAACGATTTCGCATCCGCTCGCGGAACATGCGATGACGGATACCCACCACTCAAGAAGCTTATGGCCCTCGGCTATGTCCAGCGGGTCAAGCTGAAATACGGCGACGTATTCGAGATAACCGACGCGGGCCGTTCAGCGCTCAATCCAGCCGCCGATCAAAACACTGAGGGGGAGGGGTGATGACCCCGATCCGCGAAGACTGGGCTGGCGAGCCATGATCTACTTTATCCAGGGCAACGCCGGTACGCCGATAAAGATCGGGTTCACGCAGTACAATGATGTAAGCGGGCGCATGGCAAGCCTGCAAACGGCCTACCCATGGACGCTGCGCTGTCTGATGCGAATCACTGACGGGGATCAGCAATTAGAGCGGCGCATCCATGCACTGTTCGATGCCGAGCGCCTTCCCGGAGAGTGGTTCGAGCCCAGCGGCAGGATTTTGCTTTTCATTGATCAGATCGTGTCGTTCGGTGTCGAGCGCGCAATCGAGGCTGTCGAGCTGTCGGCAGGCATAACCGACGATCATATTGGCGATCTTTGGATCGCCGAGAGCGCGATCCCAAAGGTTTTCCGGATCAAGTATTATGTCATCCCGCAGGCACGCCGTTCGGGTAACTGCCCTCCCGTTGAGCTTTGGAGGGGTGGCTCGAACACCTATCGATATTACAATATCGCTCAACTCAAGGCGTGGCTCGCTCGCAACGAAATCAAATATCATATCGATTGGGTGAAGGCCCAATGGCACATCAAGCGCCGCGAAGACATCGTGCGGACGCCGGCTGCCCTGGAAATAGCCGGGATGGATGCATAGTGGCCCGCGCTCAACTCACATTCCGACAGACCGACGTGACGCGGGCTATCCGTGCCGCGCAGGCTGCTGGCGTGTCCGTTGGGCGCGTGGAGATTGACAAGAGCGGAAAGATTGTCATCGTCGCCGGATCGCCAGCTAACAGCAACGAGCCGGGGGACGAAAGCAGCGAATGGGACGACGTCCTACAATGATCCCGCTGCAATACGTCCATGCCTACCGTGATCGCCACGGCAAGATGCGGCGGTACTTCCGGCGTCCAGGGATGAAGAAAATCCCCCTGCTTGGCGAGCCCGGCTCGGATCAATTCATGCTGGCCTACGGGGCTGCGTGCGAGGGCAAGGAGCTTCCGAAACCGGAGATCGGCGCGAGCCGCACGAAACCCGGAACGATAGCGGCGCTGACTGTCGCATATTACAATTCAAGCGAGTTCAAGACGCTCGCGAAATCGACGCAGGACGCCTATCGCAACCAGATCGACAGCTTCCGCGAGAAGTACGGAAGCAGGCAGATCGCGCCACTGACACAGGCGCATATCAAAGGCATCATCGCGGCCAAGGCCGAAACACCCGCCTCCGCGAACAACTTGCTGGACCGGCTGCGCGGTCTGATGCAACTCGCCGTCGCAATGGATCTGATCAAAGCCGACCCGACCGTTGGCGTGAAGAACCTGCGCAACAAGACGGACGGCTTCAAGGAATGGCCCGAAGCGCATATCGAGCGGTTCCGCAAACATCACAAGCTCGGGACGCGCGCCAGGCTGGCATTCGAAATCCTGCTGAACACGATCCAGCGCCGCGGCGATGTCGTCCGCATGGGGCGCCAGCACATCCGAGATGAAACACTATCGATCGTGCAGCAGAAGACCGGAACCGCCGTGGATATCCCGGTGCTTCCGGACCTACGGGAAGCGCTCGACGCGTCGCCGGCTGACAACCTCACCTTCCTGACAACAGACTTCGGCAAGCCGTTCTCCGCTGCCGGATTCGGAAATTGGTTCCGCGAGGTTTGCAACGAGGCTGGCGTTCCGAAGGGATATTCAGCTCACGGGCTGCGCAAGGCGGGCGCAACGCGCCTGGCGGATCATGGCGCGACCGAGCATGAGCTGATGGCATGGGGCGGATGGAAAACGCTCGCCGAGGTGCAGCGCTATACGAAGGCGGCGAACCGCAAGCGCTTGGCGAAATCCGGCGGCGCAAAGCTCATAGCAGGAACATCGATTGGCTCACCTTCAGAAAAGGTTAGCCAAACCGACCCGCAACCCATTGAATCGACAGGGTGAGAAAATGAGGGTGGTGATCCCGGTGGTTATGCCACCGGATAGCAGAATCAATGACGTAGAGAGGCTAACCGGACTATCGGCACGTACTGATTCTAAAGGCCGATTCCATCTATTGGCTAACCCAGTTTCCCCTCCCCCTTATAGCGATAGCCTGGGAGGGGAGTCGTGAGGGTGCTTGTCTGTGGCGGCCGGAACTTCACCGACTGGCAAACGGTCCGCAACACGCTGCGCAACCTCATCGCTGAACGCGGGCTGATCACCGCCATTATCCACGGTGGAGCGTCTGGAGCCGACCGGATGGCCCATGTCTTTGCTGACTTTCAGCGAGTCCCCTGCGAGACGTTTAAGGCTGATTGGGAGGCCCATGGCAAAGCCGCCGGCCCGATCCGCAATAGGCGCATGATCGATGAAGGCAAACCCGATCTAGTCGTAGCCTTCCCCGGAGGTCGTGGGACTGCCGACATGATCCGGAGGGCCAAAGCTGCCGGGATCGAGGTGATCGAGGTGCGCCCATGACCTATAGCACTGACCTGGGAGGGTGGGGATGAGCGAAAACTTCCTCGTGATCTTCTACCGCAAGGACTCGGATTCATTCCTCAGCTTGGGGCCGTTCGAGTGTGTGTCTTCGGATGGGGAATGCCTCTACGGGGACAGTGAACAGCCGATAGCGCGATACGGCGACTTCGCCTGGCGCACGGCCCATCACAATTGGGACGGCTATCGACTCGTCCCCACCGACCACACCAAGGAGCCTTAAGGATGTCTGAGATCAGATCCCGCCTTCGTGCGGCATCCACTGAGTCGGTGAAGGAGAGCAAGGGTGGCTAGGCACTGGCGTCCGAAAAAGCACGTCACCTGCACAGCCTGCGGGTGGTTCGGTTTCAGAGTGATCCGGGCGAAAGCGTGCCCGAATTGCGGCCACTGGCATCCGACCGAGACGGTGGTCGCCAAGTCGGCGTTTCTGGCTGTCTCGGACGGTTACAACAAGCAGGTTGACGAGATCGCCGCCCTCCGCGCCGAGGTATCGAGGCTGCGTGAGGCACTAGAGTTATTTGCTTGGCTTGGAGTTGAATTGCCGGGGCGCAACCCAAACTGCGTTATGCACTTAGTAGGGTTTCCTACAGGCGAAATCCTCTGCATCGAATACATACTAAAAGCCCGCGCCGCCCTCTCTCCCCAGGAGAAGAGCAATGGGTGACGGGTATCCGCTCCCTCATCATCACCTAGAGGGGAATGGTTAAGAGGGCTTTATGGGTTTGGGGGTGGGCATAGTTCCGCTCTCTTCCTCCTGTCGGTATGGTCTTGGATTCCATGCCTTCAGCCCTTGGCTATTGGGAGGGTCATGCGACCCCGAGTACCGAGTTACCTCTTGGCTTTCGCCCCGCGCCTTGCAACTGGTCGCGGCCTCCACGCCATTCTTGGGCTGCGTTACGGATCGCTTCATTCTGGCAGCCACGCCAGTTAGCACACGATCCGCTGTCGTACCCTGACCGGGAGTTACCCGGCACCGTATAGGCGCTGGTTGTCAGAGCGGAGACAGAGCCAGCTTTGGTTTTCGGCTTTGAGAGCGGGAGCCGAACGAACGCGCGGGCCACAGATTGATTGTCAGGAGGATGTGAATGCGTTATACATTCCGTCCTGGACCCCTGACGGTCCACATGCGTTGGGACTGCGACCACAGACCAACGCCGAGGGCGCGAGAGCTGATAACTCCGCGCCCTTTTCTTTTATCGGAATCGGGTTGTTCGGTCAACGTTCTTATGTGGGAACGTACTAGGATTTAGCTGCCAGTCCGATTTCAACAAGACGGCGGAACGCATCAGCCCGGCTCGGCAAGTCAGGTTGATCCCGTCTCCACGCATCCACCTTCGCTATCAGCGAATCCGGTGCCGGGATTTGCAGCCTTCGGGTGGTCGAGTTCTCGTCGAGCTTTCGCGACATGCGCCCTTTGGGTGGTGCGGGAATCGTCGCGATCTCCATAACATTTCCTTGTCCATAATAGCCACTGTGTGTATAGTACTGACAGTATTAACGATGCGCAAGGTTTTTGAAAATGGCAGTTCGCACAAGTGCGGTTCCGCGTAATCGCGTCCTGGTTTTCGGTGCCGGTGATTTCGTGGTGGATACCGGCGAGCATAATGAGCATCCGGCGGTCTTCATCTCGCGGGCTAAGCAGCCTGAAGCGCCGGGCGAAAGCGCGAAGCGGGAAAAGATACCGCTCGACAGCCTCCTATCGGACGACATCGTTTTAGAGTTCCCGACGCGCGACCAAGCGCACACCGTCGCGGATGCATTGGTCGCAGTTCTGCATGAGCCGTTGAAGGCTCTGATGCTGGAGGTTGACCGGATCGGCTCGGTTGATGCGAGCGAGGAACAGTGGGCCAAGGCGATTCGGCGTCCGCTGTACGGCTTGGTTCGCGCCTATCACGGAGAAACCGAGGCCACGGACGCGCCGGGCCCTGAAGTCGAGGCCGAATGCAATGAGGAGCTAATCGCGGGGCTCCGCCCGACGCCGCGAATCTGCGCCAAGTGCGGTCACGGTCCATGCAGAAGATACGAGGGCGATCCGGCAAACCGCATTCACCGTGACCCGCTTCAGGAGCTAACCTTCGACCAACTGGTCGGCGAACTGCGCCGCCGTGGCGCAACGGTTACGCCCGCTCTGTCACTGCCTCCGGGCGATGATGCGAACGGCCCAGCATTGACACCGCCCCCTCGCGGCGTTCGCCCAACTATTTTCCCTCTTCCCACCATCACTGTCGGATGCAGAGTGCATTTTCCGGGTAAAACCGATGTCTGGCGTGTCGTCTCGAATGATAACGGATGGCTCGTCCTCCAGCGCGGCGGCTGGTTCAGGCGCGAGACGAAAGAGTGCCGAGAGGATGGGGTCGTGCGGGCTCCGGTGCAGTAAAATGAGCGTGATCGATTTTCCAACCGAACCGCCAAGCGCTCCAGGCGATTTCCTCTTCAAGACCGAGTATTGGGAATGCGTCATTGAGGGGCGCGTTATCCCGAAGCTGACAGGATGGGAGATGGATGACGGCACGATTGCGCTCTGCGTTGACCGGCGGTTTACCGTCGCCGTTCAAGCTGATCGCGCGAAGGATGTGGCTTGGCTTCTTGCCTGCGCACTCGCCGTTGGCGCGGGATACAGCAACATCCACGCGGAGAGCAAAGAGCGGCCATTCGCGCCTAAGCTTATGCGACTGGACGGGGAAAGCTAAACAAAAATGCCGCTCCTTCAGAATGAGAAAGCACTGCTGAAAGAATTGGTTTCGGTTGTTTCGTCGCTCGACCCCGGTCACGCCCAAAGTCTGCAAGACCTGCTAGACGAGATAATGAGCGATACGGACACCGTGGATTCGCTCGCCCCGTGTCCGTTCTGTGGTGGACCGGGACGCTGCTATCCAGACGAAGTTGGAAGCGGCGGACAGCACGTCCCTCCATATCACGCAGGCTGCAAATCATGTCGCCAGTACTTCACCGCTGACGATGCCATTGATGCAATCCGCCTATGGAATGCCAGATTCTCTTCGATGCGCGCGTAGTTACGGAAAGGAAGCTATATAGTGAGTGCAACAATATTTTGGGAACGGCCCGTTAAAAACACTCTCTACGTGTCATCGCCATCTTCGTTCATTGAAGCGATGGACAGGGCTGACATGACCTTAGCGAGGAACTTCACGGCTGACGATATTCCGGTATTGCGGGGCATGGCCTCGGTTCATCGCGGCGACGAGAATCCGTACCAAAGCCTGATCGACATCATCGAGAAATGCGGGACTATCCGAGTTTGGACGGAATATTAGCCCACCCCCTAATCCTCCCCAATCACAGAGAGAAGGGTAACTGATGATGGCCGACTGGCAGCCGATTGAAACCGCGCCGAAGGATGGGACCACCATCCTGGGATATGGGCGCTACCTTGGCATTCTGCCTGTGTATTGGGGGAGAACCGGAGAACTAAACCCGCTCGCGTGGCTTGGCGGTCATTGCCGGGTCCATCATATCGAACAGCCGACACACTGGATGCCGCTCCCGATCCCACCCTCGTCGTAACCCCCAAGGTATCCCTGTAAGGAGGAGTAGATATGGCCGAGGAAACTTCCGAGATCGAACGGCTGCGGTCCGCTCTCAAGCTGATCAGCGGCTTTAGCGTTATCCCAGGTCCGAAGCAGCGCCCTATTCCCACGCCCGAGGCGAAGATCGCAATGGAAGCTCTGAAGGCCACATCATGACCCTATCCGACCTATCGCGGGACTTTCACATTGAAGCGCTTCGCCGGGTAACGGATTGCCCGTCGCTAAGGCGTGTAGAATGGCTTCCGGGTGATCCGTTCGTCACCGTAGCCAAGCGTCATCCAGCCCCATTCTGGCGTGAACCCAAGACCACCGAGCGCGAGTTGTATTCACCGCACTTCGCATGGGAAGTCGGGGGCGGGCGACACTCCTACTTCGTGCCGGTGGTCGTGCGCGGCGAAGGCACCAGCAACCCGACATACGACTACGATGCCATGACGCGCAACTTGGTTGAGGCCGTCAGATCCACCGCCCTCAAGGCCAGATCATCAGATACAGGGGAGTAGCCATGTCACGGGCTGATCTAGAGAGGGTGGCGCGGGCGATGTGCGGCTGTCTTGGACGGGATGCTGACGAAGCCGAGCGCATCGGGTTGTAGCCCCCAGTATAGGTAGTGAAGGAGATTGAGGATGGACATTCAGAATGTAAAAATCGGTGATGCCGTCAAAATTTGGCTTCCCGGCGAAACGCCATGGGCGGATGTCGTCGCCCTACAGGATGACGGCACCATAGATGTTAAGGTCGCTAACCGACTCATTCCGGAAATGACGGAAGAAAAATTGATCGCGTACTTCGGCGGGAACCCACCGCACGAGAGCCGCAGAAAGCTACACGCTTACCGACTGGGGCAGACTGTCCGAGTCTTTCCTACGGGATGGGGTGGCGTCCACTGGGCAGTGAAAGGCTTCGGCGAAAACGATGAGGCGGCTGATTTTCCGCGGGCTCCGGAGAAGCCATTACGTGAGCGACTTATCGAGGGCATCGCTGCGATCACGCAGGAACTCAAGGGGCCGATGTCTAACGTGGAGCGCGCGTGGCTTGTCGCAGACCGCGCCGACATGCGGGCCGAACTCGCGAAACTTGCCCCCTAAAACGACAAAATCGCCCGATCTCCCAGCCCCAAAGGACCAAGAGATCGGGCGCAGGTTCGCAGGACTGCCGCCTTAGCGGCATCGGCACCAGGGAAGGGGAAGGATTTACGGGTTCAGCCGTCATCGGCGCAGAAGATAAAGGACCTCAAAACCTGCGCGCAACAGTATCGTGGTGACGGACAGCAAGAGGGAACCAGTAGCAAGCCACCGTGCTGTTTCCAAAATCATAGCCTGTTCCCATCTCGGAATTTGGTGCTGCCTGCAAGGATTCGAACCCGCGACCTGAATCTTACAGGGAAACTGCTCTACCGCTGAGCTAAGGCAGCATAGAAGTCCTTGAGGCGCGGATGGAGTCTGTAGCCGCGCATTTTGGCGATCCTCTCGGCCGCCCTGTTGGCTTTCGCCAATTGCTCTCTTGCCGCTGCAATTTCAGCGTCTGAAAGTTTCTTCGCCATCTCATCTTTCTTTCGCGCGCGGAAGCGGCTTGGCGTCCCTATGAGCCACCGCCAAGCCGCCGACCTTCGCTTTTTCAACCACGCATGGAGAAACATGCGTGCCAGCATTTTGCCAATCTGAGATTCCGCGTCAACGCCTACTTGCTTGAAATGTGCGGATCGCCGAAGCGTTTGATATAGGCCGCTATCCAGCTACCGCACGTGCTTCCAGCGGCGCCCCATTAGAACGGTGCCAATCAATCCGGTGGTGACGCCGTAATCCTCAGCCAGCACCCTATATAGCGCGCCTGCGGCTCGCCGCTTCTTGATCTCTCGAACGTCTTCCTCTGTCAGCTTTGCTCCAACGTGCCGAGATCCAATTGGGCGGCGGTCGCGGTCGGTTTTATCGGCTTCGTTCTCAAGTCGGGTTGCCCACCGCAGGTTGGAAGCGCGGTTGTTCGATGGGTTGTCGTCTCCATGGGCGCAATGATGATCGGATGTTGGAGACGGCCCATGAAAGGTTTCGCAGACAAGGCGGCTCAGGCGGATCGTCACGGTCCTTCCCTCGCTGGAGAGGCCGTGCTGTGGATAGCCCGAGTAGTGCATTGCAGCTCGAAGGATCGTTCCCGCTTTGGCGCTCGTGCGTGTCGTTAGCCGGCGCACACGCCCAAGGGACGAAATCTCGTAATCGGGAAATGATGGGTTTACCTTCCAAACCTCAGCTTCGGGAGGTAAATCTAAGTCAGCCACGATGACCTCTTGCCAGGTTGTTTCGGTTAGAGCTGCCGGACGCTTCCAACGTTCCGGCAGTTCGCCTATTGTACCCTAGCGTCGGTCGGAATACCAAAGAGTTCTCGATACCTGTCGATCCACTTTCCGAGGAAAATGGATCGGGCTTTATCCAGGCTCATTCCGCCAGTTGGCAAGCAAATGGATCGCGCCGCGTTATCCTCGACACGATCCTTGTCATGGGCGTTCCACGGACCGCTGTAGGACTGCACGGACAGGTTTTTGATGTCGTCGGCCCCGCCCAGGCTCCTGGGGACACGGTGATCGATCTCGCAGGGGCAGCGCGGGTCTTTCTGGCCGAGCGGATAGCCATATTCCCGGAAGACTTCCATCTTCATGGCCTCGGTCACAGCGCGGCGATCCTGCCCCCACTTCACCGCGCAGATTTGCTGCAAGGTCAGCTCGGGCCGGATAACGCCCGGCGTTAGCTGGTCTTTCGGCAGGTAGGGCGCCGGATCGATCACACCGGGCGGCAAATCCCCCGCCACCGCCGCCCCACTGAACAAGCATAGGGAGAGGATGAGGCGGATCATCAAGCAGCCTGCAATGCGGCGTGGTGGCTCGACATCGCAGCGTCGAGAGCGGCCCACTGTGCCTGCGTCGGTTCGGTCCCGTTCTTCAGCATGGCCGAGACTTGGTTGAACAGCGCAATGGCTTCTGGTGCGTCCTGTACAATACTCTGCAGCACACCGAGGAGCGCGAGGATTGAGGTAATGCCCATTACTTGATCCCTTTCGAAATGAGGTAGCTGGAAAGCTGGCTGACGGCTGCCTGAGCCGCCTGCGCCTCGATGGCCGTCACAACCGACTGGCCGGCGCCCGCCTGCTCCACGAGCGGGTGGATCGCGCTGTATGCCGTGTTGTCATACGCCTTGATCTGGGCCTTGATGGCCGGATCGGCGATGGGCGAGGTTATGTAGACCGTGGCGGCGACTTCCGTCTGATC